GCTGCTGAAGTTAATTAAATTCCCGCATAAGCCCCACCATGCCTCTTCGCCAATTCCGTCTAGACTGACGACTGTTTCTAGTGTCAGTTCTCCGTTCTGGTGTGCGAAATTGAGGGGGTTGTTTATTTCAATACTTCCCGACACCCCATCGAAATAACCACTTCGCCCCACCAGACCCGACGCAAGAGGTGGCTGATCGAAAGCAACGTCCGTTGCCACACCATCGTGGCCATTGCCTGAAAAATCAGGCACAACATTGCCTTCGTGGTCCCCCATCCACCAGCCGCCGACAAGGTTGCTTCCGAAGATTTGCTTTAGAATGTGTGGATTAAGCATTCTTAGTGATCGCCTCGACCTCAACGGCTACGGTCGAGATCACTTTGATTTTTAGTGAGCCACCATAAATGGAGGATAGTCTCACAACTTCTAGAGTGTCTGCTGTAACTGATCCGCTTTTAATTTCGTCCCACCTCGTACCATCTACAGATTCTTCGATGGCATAGATAGCACTTCCTCCGGGGGCATAAAACGTAACCATGCCCATCGATGAGGAAGACGTATCCAGTACGTACTCTTCTTCTGAGCCGTCTGCTGAATGTACGGTGGTGGTGGCAGACCCACCACTGCCAGAAACGAGCAGCTTGCCAGTGCCGTCCACCCTAAAGGGGAGCGCATCACCATCTTCTAGAGATGGATCAGTGTCGTAGTATGTGGCAAAAGCCAGCACACCACCGGTAAGTGTAGTGTAAACATCCCTTACGATTCTAAACATTTTTATCCCGTCGTGGCAGCAACCGGCATAATACGATCAAACATCATCGATACCTGCTCAGCAACAGCAAGACCTTGAGAGGCTAGTGCCATGTTGTGCGACTGCACCATAACCTCTTCAGCATACATTGCGCCGTAGGGGTTATTTCTCTGATCCAGCATATAGAACATCAATCCTACGGGTCGGTCAAAAAGCTCCGACTGAAGGTTGATGTACCATGATTTCTCAGCCGTCAGGTTTGCGACAGAATCTTGTCCATCAAAACCTTGACCAGCGTTTGCACCAGCAGGATTATCGATCCCTTCTTGGTCGTCGTTCGCAGCCGTAAGCACGCGCAGCAATGACGCGTGGCTGTAGAGGACACGAGAAATCATCAGGTTACCCGTCGAGTAACCACCGATGATGTACGCCCTACGAGAACCAATCTCTCGGATGGGCTGTAGCATTTTCTGCTGACCAATAGAGACGTTCTCGATCATCCCGAGTGGAAAGACTTTGTCGCCAAAATCTTGACCAATTTGAGATAGACGAGGAGGTCCTGCAGCTACCATGACATTCTCAGCCGTAACGGGGTTGGTATTTTTACCACCCTCGTCAAGACCAACGTGGAAGCTTCGAAAGGCCCAGTTGTCCAGATTGGACTGTTGGTATAGATCTACTTCAGCCATTTTTTACTCCAATCAAACAGTGATCTGGATCGTGAATTCGATCTCTTTTTCGGCGACCACAAACTTACCTTCATACACAACATCGATCTTTCTTTTGTTGGTCTCGCTTCTACCAACCTCAACCAGTCTGTAATCATACAGACGCGGCTCGGGGGTCTCATTTTTCCAGTTGCCCAGAATCGTATCGACCTGCATCGTGCGAAGACCCACCAATTTCTTGGTGATGATTTTCGGACGACGCCCCGGCTTGAGCGCGAACGTTCTACGAAGTGCCTTGGATTGATAATCAGCATTCGTAGTGACGATCTCTTCTCGCTCGACAAGCCCACCCGTAGACGAAGTCACCATGTCCCTAATATAGGGTTGGCTATCTTTTGAGACCGACTCAAGTAGCGTGAACCCAGCACCAGCAAGCTTGTTCATCTGCCCTTTGGTGAAGTATCCCTTGGTGTAGGGACAGGTTTTGACTCCCGACCCAAGGAATAGACCAGTGACCTCTTGGTGTGACTTCGAGCCACTTCGCTTTGCGGCGATGGCCGCAAGAGTCACCGCAGCATCAAGCTCTTCGTCGATGTCATCGCCCGAGGTATTCACGCCAACAGTCATCGTGGGCGTGTAGTCGAGCGTGACCGTAAAGCGTCTGTCATCGACAGGCTTTCTGGCGATAAGTTCATCGACCTGCTCGTTTTTCGACAGCGGGTCGATGTGGTATCTGACATCTTCCCACGAACGAATCACCGAAAGCTCGGTGGTGGTAGCTCCACTGAGGTCGAGATCTCCGGGAACCTCATCGACAGCCACAAAACCATCTGCCGTGGTCGAGGTGATTTTTAGACGATAGACGTCTGCGCCGCTGACAAATTCTGCATAGTCGCCAGCCTCCACATGCGGGAAGCCGCCAGTCACACCGCCAAAAGTGTGAACGCCAGCAGTAGTAGTCACAGTGAAAGAGCTTGTCGTAAACTCTTTCTCTACAGGCCAGCCATCACCGTCAAGGATGAGTGCGTCACTTGTGGTGGTGCCAAGAGCTGTATAAGTTCCTTCAAGCTCTTCAGGGTACGTCACCACAACCTTGGTGCCTTCGACGACGTAATCGAGGAAGTTAAGCTGATCGTCACCGTCAGTGAGAGTGGTGTTGGTACCGTCCCCCATACCGCCAGCAACTTGACCGGGACTGACTTGACCCTGCTTGGAGTCTTTTTTGCCCATCGGCATTTCAAGAGACAAGAATCCTCGTCTCTCATTTGCCTGATCGACCGTCGACTGATTATTGACGTGAGTGATCAGATCGCTTTGCACCGATCGATCTCTCACAACCATGTTGTAGGCGTCGACAGATTCTGCGGCTTCAAGAGCAGTGCCGTACCCAGTCGATTTGTCGATATTTTCAGGAAGCCCCGTCGAGCCTGATGGCTCAAGGTCGACCGGAATAAAGTAGGTGTTGCTCGCCGTGGGTTGTGCGCCAAGCACAACATCGGTGGTCCAAGCAAGACCATCTTTGAAATGGACACCATCTTCGCCAACTTCCGTCAGAAGTTCAGTCTGCGAGCCTACCTCGATGACCTCGTTGGCGAGATCTTTACGAAGTGCACGGTAGTCAGCCTTGACGTCGAAGGCGGGATAAACTTTAACATCAGACTCAGCGGCGTAATAAATATCCACAGGGACATCAGTTGCCGAAAAAGTCTGAGGCACAACCACTGTCATTTCGTCTTTAGTGGCGTTAAACGACTCGATGTGCCCTTCCTGAGGTGAAAGGATTGTCACGTCAACCGTGTCACCATCAACCACACCGGAGAGGGTGCTGTAGAAGACAATTTCCCCGGTGGTGGTATCGATGGACTCTAAGTTCGCTCTTTCGGTGGTTCCTTGGGTTTTGTTGTTGACTAGGCAAAGATACCCCTGAACATCATCCGTGGAGATATTAACCCCAAATTCAGTTGCAGGCGAAGCAACAGTAACAGTGTCAGAGGTCACGGCCTGCATGGTTCCTTCGATTTTTGTAAGCCCCACCATCGGCTGGTAGGTTCTTACGACATCCCCGACTTCAATAACTTGACCAGAGGCAGTATCCCAATCTTCGGTATCATTGGAGATAACCACGCGCCCAGCAAGAGGTGAGCTAACATCGATGTGGGGGCCATTATCAACATCTGGGGTGACTTTTGCAGGAGGCGTAACACCCACCAACTGCTCTTCAACCAGAATTTCACGATTGGTGACGGATTCGACTGTGAAATCGCTTCCATTTAGGTCTAGGCGATCCCCGACCTGAACATCACCAAAAGCTCCATCAAAACCAGTGGGGTGATAAAATTTGCCAGCCACAACATAAAAGCCAATGGTGGCATGCTCTTTACCCTCACGAGCAGATTGCTTAATCTTAAACCCGCTCTGATTTAAACCCTCTACGTCATCATCAGAAATTTCATGCTTAACGGTCCCGTCGACCAGATAAAATTTCGGAACGAAAGGCGCTAGACGCCTGCGCTGCGAGTCGATATATCCGTTTCTGGTCCCCTGAAGATCGACGACAGCACCAACCTTGAGGTCGGGCCACTCAAATACTTGAGGATCACTATTTAGAGGATCGAAGTCACTAGAGCATTTTCCTTCTTCGACCACTTGATAAAGCGGGCCTAAGACGCATGTAGGAAGCTCGGGGTCGACCGCCACAATGACATCTTCTACGATCTCTTGGCGAACGTACGCATCCGGTTTTCTGTAATCAGCCATTATCTATCTCCACCATCTGTTCGAACCATTCACCAACCGGTCCCACTGGATTGCCGTTATTATCATACTCGATTTCATCGAGAGCGGCCAAAATTTGAATACTAACTTTCTCTTCGATGTCGCCGCTGTAGCCGAGAAACCAATCTAATTCGTTTCTTAGTTGGAAAGAAATCGCACAATCATAAGGTCCAGAGCCATCTTGCGCATCCGAAAGACGCCGAGGAGGCTGACCTTGAATGGGGCTGATATAATCAACGCCCATCTCGTAAATCGCTTTCCTGAACATAATAATGGCATTAGATGTCACAGCTTGCAAAAGTTTTGCTGAAGCTTTTCTCCTAGACAGACAATGAATGGTCACAGGAAGAAAAAATCCGCTCTTGTGAAACTCTTGCTGGCCGATTTCATGCAGCTTTCGATTATCGATAATTCTGTTTTCTTCAGAGAAGCCACCCTCCTGATAGTGCAGCGCAGGCACTGCATTGGTGGTTTCCACCTCTTGAGTCTCACTCATCTTGATAATGAGCGACCCATCTTCAAAGTTGTCAGTGTATAGAAATTCGTTTTTGATATGCCCAAAGAGGTATTCCTGTTTAAAAAAAGCCTTGAAGAAGGCCATCAGGATTTTCTCACCCCTGTTAAGAAATGTAATCGGAGCATTACTCATCAGGATAATCCAGTTTAGATTCAACGAAATCAACGGGGATCATTTCGCACACAGCCTTCTGGCTGGTGATAATGTCGTTCATTGCGCTGGCAGTGATATTTTTTACGCGCCAGTGCCTGCCGTGCACCTTTTCCACGATGACATCTTCCGGCTCAAGAACAGGGTAAGACGCAAGAAACAACATCTTCTCTTCGGTCTGCTGTTTGCCGATGCCAGTGGTCACGGTTGTTTTTTGGTTCTGCTGCATCCACCTACCCTTGAACTTTACAGGATTGGCGTACGACTCGATGTATTTGGTGCCCTGACATACGGGGCAATCGTCCCTGAATGCTTCTTGAGTGTCCGGGTCGACGCAGTTTTCACACCAAGTACCGTAAGTGGTCTTTTTGTAGCAGGCCATCCATCTACCAAAATACCCCGGATGCGAGTTTGCGCCGTATAACAAAAGCTCGTGCTGGCGAATAATCTCGGCAGCGATGCGATTTTCTTCGGTTCCTCGGGTCTGGGCTTTCGAGGTCGCGATGACGGTTTGGCCGTCGTATACCTTGATGCGGTAAAACGTCTCGTCCCAGAATGCACGCATAGGGATGCCGGAATCGACATACGTCACCACATCCCACGCCTCGCGGGCCAATTCTTCCCAAGGCCCCTCTGGTCCATGCGCCCGCTCTATACTGATCTCGTGGACGGGCTCAAGGTCGTCGATCTTCCATTGAATTCGCCAACCTTTACTGGGCCAGACACTTACAAATATGTGCCTGAAGTTTGCCATTAAATAAAGTCAGGAAACCAAGCTTCTGGCGAATCGATATACCCAAAACCTTCTTCGGCATTGAGCGAAACTTTCGTATTCTGGAAGTCTTGGATGTACGTCTGAAAGAAGTTGTTAATCCAAGACAGGTAGTCTTGCGCCTTATCACTCACGGTGACAGGCACGCCGCCATCATTGAAGTTGAGAAAGTTTCTGGACTGAACGATACCGGCCATCTTCAAAAGCTCGATGCCGGTTCCGTGAAACATGAGCATGGGGTCTGGAAAGTTATCTGCCCCATACTTCGTCTCCAGAGGCGGTGGTGAATTATTGAAGTGACCTATAAAGAGACGAACTGCCAGACGAATTTTCTCGTCAGACAGCTCGGTCCCTTCGATCAGGCGATTTAACTCAGGAAGGTCACCGAGGTACATACGCAGATCATCTACGAGTAGCTCGGGAACTTCGATGTCACGGTAAGACGCCATTTTCGATCAGCCTTTCAATGAGATCTGCTTTAAGACCATCAGTATCGAGGCTATGCTCTTCGCAAAGCTCGATCAGTTCGTCTTTGAGCATACCATCGAAATCTGACTCTGTCGGTTTTTCTTCTTCGACTGCGAAGAAATCATCGACATCCTCATCCTCCTCAACATCCTCTTCTTCCTGAGGCTCCTCGACAGGCTCTTCTTCGACTTCCGGCTCCGGTGCAGGCTCTTCTTCGGTCTCAGGCTCTGGCTCAACTTCCGGCTCCGGTGCAGGCTCTTCTTCGGTCTCAGGCTCTTCCTCAACTTCAGGTTCTTCCTCAACCTCAAGCGGGCACTCTTCTAGAGAGTAAAGCTTTCCATCAAGAACAACGCCGAGACACTCAACGCCGACATCTTCTAGAAATTGAAGCCTGTCCGGTACGAGGTCACGAAAACCGATGTCACTCTCACATTCTGGCAAAATCGTGCTGGTGCCAATGCGGTAACGCGTACGGTTGGGGTTGCTGAATCGAATACGAGTGTTGGGGTTTTTCAGAATGTCCATCATTGTAAACTCCTATAAAAAAAAGCCCCCCGGCTAACCGGGGGGCTAAAGCTGGTTAGGATCAGACGATCGGTTCCAGAATCAGTTTGCCCACCGAGTAGGCGTTACCGATTGCGCAACCGAAGGTACGCCATCCTTTCCATCTCATGCGGTCGTGCTCTCGAAGAATCGAGAAACGATCGTCATTGAAGGTGAAGTGATGACCGATAAGCTCGGGCGGCGCGAAGACGTACACGACGTTTTCGGGGACGAGATCAGATTTGACGGTCGTGACAACACGAAGGTTGTCAAGCTTGTCGTACTGATATCCGTCACGCCAGAACTCGGTACCCAGTCCACTCGACAGACCCGGAGAGTGCGATCCACCCTCTTTCTGGCCCTGAATCCACGTCGAAACGTAGTTGAACATCGAGCGGCTCATCAGAAGCGTGGCAGCTTCCATGTACCTACCGTTAGTGTTGCGACCATCAAGGATGTTTCGCAGCTTAACGATAAGCTCGGGGGTGATGATTTGAGCACCACTACCACTACCACCGTTGGCACCATCGGGGGAGCTACGCTCGTCGATGACCTGAACGCTGGGATCGCCGTTCACGGCTTTTTCGCAAAGACCGATGAACGCTTCGTCCATCTTTTTGCGAATGTAGTACGCGATGTGGTGACGAATCAGGTTTTGCAGCGGCTGGCGCATGCCACGAAGTTCACCCTCGGTGACCTCGTACTCTTCCGATTCAATTTTGAAGAAGTTGACCTGATAGCGGTCAGTTTCGACAAACTGGTAGTCACTTCGACCACGGAAGCCAAGGGTCACCGCACCAACGTCGGCGAATTCCTTATCAATGACTTTCACGTAGTTCGGCGAATCGACCGTTCTATCGCACTGAGCTGGCGAAATCGGGGTAGCCGGAAGAATCCGCTCCATGAAGCTATCTTCATAGATCTGGACCTTCAGGTACTCAGATGCACGCTGCTCAGCTTCTTTGTGCATCTCCGGGTCGTCTAGCAGCTGAAGAAAGACTTCGTTCAGCTGTGCGTCATAAAAATTCGACATTCTTCTCTCCTATCCATTCACACATTTACACATTCAGAATTACAGCTGGAAACGCACCTTCACGAATCCGCTGGAGTTGGCAGCATCTTCAACCTGACCGACAATCATCAGAGCAAGCTCGGTCTGGGTGAAGTTGGTTGCCGTAACTTCGCCGTCGATCTCGGTAGGCGTAAGCGCCATAAATTTGCCGGGATCTTCAAGCGATCGAAGAACCAGATCGCCTCGGGTTGCCGCATTTAGCGTGCTGGCAATATTGTTACTGGTGGTGCTGAAAAGCTCAGCCTCATTGACATAGCCAATGAATTCCTGCGATAGGCAGGTGGCCTGCTTTCGGTCGTTCCCGTCTTTGTCGACGAAATCGGCATCAGCACGAGTAGAAAGGTCGATCCACAGGATGAAAGGTGCTCGCACGCGGTGCGTAGCATCACCTTGAGGGTCGCATTTAACGAGAAGTCCGTCGTCGTCTTTGACGCACAGGGTGCCCGGAAGAAAGTCTGCCGAGCTAGTCGCCACTTCTTCGGAGATGATGTCCGAGATGTCGCGGGGACGAACTGGATTGATATATTCTTTACTTTTAGCCATTTTGTGTCACCTCAATCAAACATTTATTTTTAAGCTTGGCTTCTCAACCAGCCCGTCAAATCATCAGTAGAGCCGTCATCGAGTTCTGCAACCTCCATGGCGTCTCCCTCTCCCCACCATTCAAGCATGGTGGCAATTTTGTCGATACCCTCAAGGGGCTTATCTTCTAGGTTTGCTCGTTTGGAAAGAAATCCATCTACCGTATCTGCCCGTAGGCCGGGAGGGCATGCATCAGATTCACGCGCCTGAATAAGAACTTCTTCAGCACGATCACGTCGCTGATACGAAGCGAGCTTTTCGCGTAGTTGCTTGACTTCCTCTGAGAGAGCATCTCTCTGTTCGGCCACTTTGAGGAATTTTTTATGAATCGTATTCTTGATGCCCATCTTTCTTTCTCGCTTCGATTTGTCGGCACAATTTAAGAATGTCACCGTTATCGAAACCCTCCTTGCGAAGAATCTGTACAAACGGCTCCATAGTAAGGAAGGCTAGAAATTGCTCCTCAAGCGGAATCTCTTCATGCTTGAGGAGCAATTCCGTAACCAGTGCCTCAATCGTCGAGGAGTCCGGCTGCATCAAGAGTCTCCAGTGCGTGGTTGATTTCGTACTGATTCACGCTAGCACTCTTGCCCTGCTTCTTCTTCTTGCGGTTTTTGTACGCTTTGTGAGCAGCAATACCACCGCCAGCAGCAAGACCGGCAGCACCAACAATACCAGCACCACTACGAAGCTTACCGGCATCTTGACCACCCATGACACCACGAGCAGCAGCCTGATAACCCTTGGTTCCAAGCTCTTTCATCTTTTTACCGACGCCTTTGACGCCTCTGCCGATTGCATCGACATGCTGGCCGTAGGACTTGCCACGACCTTCCATGGCAAGAGCTTTGGCTTTGTCGTAGCGTTTGCCAGCAACCTTATCGAAGATGTCGAAGGTAGCTTCGTCTTCGTCCATCACTTCGTACTGACCGAAGTAGCTGGCTGCTTCTTTGAGAAGGTCATAACAGACCGACTCAACGCCAAGCTGGTAATCAGCATCGACGCCCTCAGAAGCAAGCTTCTCTGCGTCTTGGTTCACGGTGAATTGGGCTGCCTCAAGGCAATCGCCGAGGCTTGCGCCTTTTTCCAGCATATCACCAAACTCGTACATTGCGTCTGCGTAACCATTTTCGAACGACATATCGTCTCCTGAAAAAAACTCTGTCAAATTTGACAACAATTGCTCTAAGTCGAAAATCATTTTGACCCCCATGAAAAAGGGCGTCAAACTTTTTTGGACATTTATTTACTAACAACCTGTCCAAGGCGACCTTTTAGCTTGGTTCGACTCATTTTTCCAAGACTAGGGGCCTTTAACTTCTTTTTATCGATCTTTTTGCCAAGACTTCCGCCAATATTTGGCTTAGAGCCTTTAATAGAGGGTGGTTTTGGCGGCTTGATGCCTTCTGCTTCTTTTTCTAGGAACTTAGGTCCCATTTGTGCCACTTTTATGATATCATCATCGGCTTCCAGAAGTTCTTCTGCGCCAAGATAAAATCCGCCCACTTCTAGAGGGTCTGCATCAAAGTCCAGTTCTTGGGCTACTTTGCAGAACTCGATGACATCCTTGCCAGCCTTTGCAACTTTGTGGGCGTGCTTCATAAACTTGTACCACCCACGCACATCAGCCCGCTTATTCATCGCCTCAATGAAATCTAGGGCCTCGTTTTTACCCTGAACGTAGGTATCCCCGGACGCTTCTTTGTCCATGACGGCGGCAGATCTTACGGCATCCCCCCACCCATCGGTGATGGCTTTTTGAATAAAACCGTTCCAGACGCCAGAGAATCCAGCCTCTTTAAGAGTCTCACTCTCGTCGCCGGGGCGCTCTTGAAGCCTCTTTTCAATGAGCGATTCTGGCTCATCTGAAAAAATATTGTCGTAAATCATATTTACCTCAGGAAGATATTCTTCCATTCAAGTCTTTTGTGGACCGGCCATGCATTTCTATAGCTAAGGTACGCCCTCTTTTCGAATTTATCCAAAAAGTCGGCAGGCGCATCCTTGGCATTCTTATCTAGGTCGAGCGTTCTGATGCCCCTGAAGACTTCTGCAAGCTTCATGATGGGGTATCCCTTCAGGGCTCTGCTGGGCGTGCTCTCCATATTCACATACGGAATGCAGTCAGGACGAAGAAGCGATGCATCTTTATTGAGCACTGCCTGAAACTCATCTGGCCTCAACGGCCCGTAAGCTTCATGGATGGTTTGCAGTGCATCTTCCCGATCGAGGTGATTGGTGGAATCTACAATCTCTGGCCTGACAACACCTCGACCCTCTCTGGAGTCAAAGCCGATGTCATCCTTTTTCATGTAGGCATTTTTGATGATGCCCCTGCTGGCGAGATTTCTCTTTAGGGATGCCACCTTGTTGATGATGCCTGACTCTGGTGCAGCAGGGATGACAACAATCGAGATATCCTTGAACTTGGGAAACTCGTTGATGGCATAGACTTGACGTCCATCCGGCATCACCTTGAGCATCTGATTTCTAAGGTGGGTGCAATACGCCATTCTTGTGCGTGCCTTTTTGCCGCAGATATTGCATTGATCAAACGGCACACCCGCACCCATAGAGGTCGCAATGACGCCGCCCCTCTCAAGCTTGTCGAGGTCTTTGCTAATCTCACTTTTAGGTGCCCGGATCAACAGATCGACAGTGTCCAGCTTATCGTTGTAAGCAGAGGCAAGAACATCACCCACCTTATTGCGGGGGTCCTTATTTTGGTGATGCCTGAAGAGATGCGCATGAGTTACAAATGTTCCGTGGTGGCTTTGAAGAGACTTCTTCGGAAAAAAGTCACCGTTGTTGTTAGCCCCGTACACCTCCCCCGCACCTAGCGCCCGATCATAAAGATAGGCAAAGTTCGGGTCTGGTGATTGTTGGACGTCCCTGATGGCTTTTTGTAGCTTGGCGGGGACATACGTCTCTAGGCTACTGGCAAGCTTTTGCATCGCGTTGCCAGAAAAGTCGAGGAGACGAGCCTTCTCGCCGTACTGATCTTGAGCCTCAAAAGGTGTACGTTTTTCAATCATCGCGGGTCCAGTTGATCCAGTTTCATTTGAAGCGTCGACTTATTAAGCGAGGATTTCTTGTCCATCTTCAGCTTGGCCCCCGTCATGCCGTCTCGAAGCGCATGCTGACCTGCCCCGCTCATGGCTTTTCCGACCTGACCCTGCTGAATCGTGCTTTGCGTGTTAGCAAGGTCTTGCACAAATTCGTGAGGGGTCATGTTGGTCATCTTTGCCCGCTCCAGATAGCTCCTTGCTACCGTGGGGTTAGATGCCAGATCTGGGGCAAACTGCTGCAAGACCTCAAAATTTTCGCGATCCTGCTTTGACTTGGTCAGCTTCGGGTGGCTTTGCTTCAGCTTATCCCACACCTTTTCAGTCTTGCGATTTTTATAAAGATGCTGCGCCCCATGAATGCCGCCCTGAATAGCGGCATGACCCAAACCTGCACCAATAGCGCCAGCAGCAATAGTTCCCACCATGGCTTCTTTATGCATGGTTAGCATATCTCCATAGAGGTTATGGAGACGCTTCCTGCCATCCTCGTCAATCTCAAGGGCTGCTGTTTTTACATTTTTTCTAATATTGTTACCCATAGGATTCTTCTTTTTGTTGAGTTGACTCAGGCCTTTTCCTTTTGATTTCTCACCGATTTGATCTCTTTTTTCTCTCACCTTGGTGTATTGCTCTTGAGCTTTTCTACTCATAGGCTTGCCAGTAACAATCCCAAGAGGTGTGCCGCTGGCAACATGCTTGGCTACCGGCTTGCCGACAACCTTACCTGTTGCTAGTCCGGCCTTACCTGTGAGTTTGGCCGTCCCAAGACCGGCTTTTGCTACTCCGCTTAAGATTCCCATTACTGCATCCGTTTAAATTGCATTTGAGCGATTTCGTACTGATCTTTAGCTTCTTGTAGCTGTGATGCCGCTTTTTCAAGCTCATCGTGGTATCCGGCCACACTATTGGCAAGTTTTACGACTTCGTGGTCTTCGTCTAACTCAAATTCTTCATCAATATGATTGATACGATGACCCCAACCACTGACTCTGGTGGCGATTTTATTAATTGAAAAACCGCTGACTCTATCAAGAGCCCCTAGAACTTCTACGGGTGTGCCGCCGAGAAGTTGCTGTTCAGCTTTTTTGTCAAGCCTTCCAAGGGCTGCTTCAAATGCCATACGAAGCGCACGGTATTTTGACTCTTTTCTTTTCATCTGATCGCGCAGAATCTGAAGAGCACGAGCGGCCATATCCTTGGAGTGTTGTTCTAGATTGAGGTCTTTAGCCACCTGCTCAGGGGTTGCTCGCTGTTCTCGGAACTGATCTGCCCCCTCCGCACGAGGAAGAACAGAGTCCATGCTGCTGCTCATAGGGGGCGGCATGGCGACTGCCGTGCTGGGTTTTTTGCGGATAACCGCAAGAACCTTTGCCGTCTTGACAGTCGGAAAGGTAAAATGAGGGTCCACACCGTCTTGTTTGACAGCTTCCTTGTGGAGACCGACAATAATCTTACGATTGGCAAGCCGAGAGCATAGGTCAATCTGTCTGGCAGTCAGATTGCTAGACTTAGCAACTTTAACCATTTCCTCTGTTGGGTCCGACCCACCATCAAGGAAACTATCGGCGATTTCTCTGGCAATTTTGTTTGCTTCTTTTAGCATTACAACCTCCTGCATTCATCGTACATAAAATTTATAGGTTGACCAAAAAATGAATAGAAAACCGATCAAAGATGCGATTTCTACTTCTGCGCTTGATATTCACGAGTGCCAAGTTGAGAAAGTCTACCCCTCAGGTCTTGTGGACTTGAGGGTGTTTACTGGCGGCACTCTGTCTCAGATTAATCTCATTATTATTGGGGCAGAGGGCCTTCCTCAAGTTGGAGATGAGTGTGTTGTGCTCAGTGATGGTGCAAAACATTTTTATCTGGGGACCACTAATCCTGTTCAGCTCGACAGCGAGGGAAACCCCAGCGTTCGTAATCGTAGAAGCGATCTATCCAGTTTTGACGATGCAAAAGAGATCTGCGTCTACGATGATTTCGGCAACTTCTCGCGCATGGCCGTATCTAAAGGCGGCGGCGCAGTTGTCGATTCCGGGATGTCCTGTGTGACTCACTGGCACCCCGGCATGAGCAAAATAATCAATTACTCCAGACAGTTAGAGACGATTTCAGATCCTATGTATTTTTGTGCTGAACAAGATGGAGAGTCTTGCACAACCAAATACAAATGGAGAACCACCCTAGATCACGAGTCTATCGACCGTGATTACAACTACGAAGACGATCCAGAAAAAGACATCGGCAATACCGTGTCCATGGAAGTGTCTCCGGGTGAAAACCTCATTGAGGTTACTACAAGGAAGGACGGAGATAAAAAAATTACCATTATTGCAAAGGAAGATGGTACGGTAACACTAGAAAACAACGACGGAGCGAACGTTGTTACGATGAATTCTGACGGCGGTATTGAGATCACATCGAAAGGTGTCGATGGGTATATTGCGATTGGTAACGGCCCTGTCGAACTCCTTGGTCAGATAGATCAGCTTTTACAGCAATTGCTCCAAACACAAGTTATGACGTCGATGGGGCCTCAACCCCTTCTAACTGTCCCGTCTATTGCGGGTATAAGGACGGCTCTGCAAGAGATCAAAAAACCGTGAGGATGATGATGTACAAACTAAAGTACAAGCCTATGGAAAAATGCGCCCAAACGCGCATTCCTGAAAATTATAAGCAGTGGCCCGCAGAGGTTCTAAAAGCTCTTAAGAGCGAGCACCCCTACGTGGACCTGTCTCAGTCAAAGCTTGTTTTCGACAAGGTTGATCCTGAGGAGAAAACTGCTTTTGGGTACGTCATTCTGGGAAAAAAAGCCGCAATCCTGTTTACGATTCGCCCGGACGAAATCAGCGACAAGGCTAAGCTCGATAGGCTGGACGTCTTGTTTGCAGACGGAAGATTTCAGCATCTGAACAATCAATCTCTAAGGTCGGCGATTGATGGGCAACAGCCCGGAAGGATGTTCAAGGTCGATGACGACAGTGAGTATGGTCAAGTGCCACCGGCTGATCGCTACATCGGCGACCATACAGGTGATATTACGCCTCTTGAATATTCGGGGTATCCGTCTTCGTACGGTGCGCCTCGCTCAATGAGTCGCGCTGGGTCTGGCATTCTTTCCGAGGTCGTTAAAAGGCCTGCAGAGATTCGCCACCTTATGAGTATCCTTGGTACCTACAATGGTATTAACGATTTTGCGCAGACGTACGGACTCAGAGATTCGCTCCAAAACCTATCTACTGGATTAGAAGAGGATGGTGGGAAATCCCCGACTGTGGCTCACGTCACTTTTAGGCGAGATGGAAGATTTGCGATTGTCTTCGCAAACGGCGTCACGAAAGTGATGCACCCGAAGGCTTTGAAAGACAGCCTGCAAACCGATTACACGGCAATCATGGATCAAATCAAAGCCCGAGGATGGGCAATGATCCGTGACATTCCGACCCTCAAAAGTGTCGATGTCGCATCTCTTGGGTGCACGCCATCTCCCATCGAGCAAGGCGGCTACTACCGCGTGGTGACGCCTGACGGAAATGGCGTCAAAGCAATGGTCTCTTGCAATGGTATCGCCTTCGATGGCACCGAAATCAAACGGCAGATGGTTATTGCTGAAGACGGAGCTTTTGATCGCGGCAAGGCTTTTGTGGGCAACTCCTGCGATAGAGATTGCTTCAGTCACCCCGCTGGCAGAAGTGTATTAGAGGCAGGAAAAAAGGGTGTGTTTCTGGACGAGACCACCCTTCCTGTGACGACGCCAGTATTTGAGGTCAAGCAGGTCATTATGATGCCGGGAGAGCCGCCGACCCTCAAAGTCTATGTGCCTGCCACCATGGAGATGTGCTATCTGGTTATCCTACCCCAACTAAGAAAGCCGAGACGAATTGGTAAGCACCACCGGGGTATGAGCTTTGATGCGCCTGCTTACTATGTGCCGGGAAGCTACAGATTTGTTGAGATTGGCAAGCACACTGAGTTCGTCGACCGTGGCAATATCAGCAAGATTGCCGAAGATAAGCGCCCTGTGGCTACACTTCACAAAAATGCCAGCCGCTACTCGCTAGACGGTAAAACCGAGCGCGGATTTGTCACGTTCAATAACATGGACGCCAGCGAGATGAGGGTTAAGCTCGCATCTTACGGGGCCGATGATTACGTTCTGGAAAAGGCAAGCGCCCTTAAAAATAGTGACAGCATGAAGCTTTACGGCCTGATGCCGATGGGCGAGACGGTCAAGCTTGCAGAACAAAAAACTGAGATTCCCAACGCAGACTACTACGTAAGTGAGATCAGAAAAGTCGCAGAAGAGACACTTGAGGCGACAGATGATGTCTTGAAGTCTAAGAACCCCGAGCCGATGGAAGACCCCAAAACGGTCGACGCTATTCTGTCGCTCCAGTTTGTAAGCGATGACACGCTTGAGAGTCTTGCTAAGTCTCTGCCTCTTTTTCAGGAGGTCGAGGACAGGCTCGCCAAACTCCTTATGGCTGCTCGCCAAGGAGAGAGGGCGATTGATGAGAAGTCGGTGGCCAAGGCCCTCAGGGGTATTGGTAAGGCTAAGTACACGCTGCAGAATCTGCAAATTGAATTGGATTCGAAATGAGAAAAAGAGTACCCAAACAGCCTAATTGGAGATGGGCCTTGTTTCAGGCGTTTGTCGATTCGACACACCCCGAAGTAACTGAGCCTATCTTGCAATTCAAAAGGTACTTGCTTGAAACTTTCGAGGATAAAAAAGAAATCCTCGAAGAGACGGGGCTCTTGCGTCTTGTCAGGCACCACAAAAAGAATGACCCCAAGGTTGCGAAAGCAATCGCCATGTACAAATGTGAGCCTATCAGAAGGATTGCAAATCAGCTTCTGATTGAGAGATGCACTCCCGACATCATTCAGGATGTGCTGTACAATAAGTTCAAGGATAACTTCGATGAAGAGGTTATCTTGATGTATCGCGACTTTTTTTGCGATACGGAGACGCTAAACAACTACGACTTCGCCCGATTTTACGAGACAAAGGGCTGGAATCTCGATGACGTTGTGCCGCCTGTGCCAGCAAAGTGGCGAAGTGAGTATCGCATTTTCGAGTCTGGCGGTGACGTTAGCATCGATAAGAGCGATATCGTAAAGCACATGATGTACCGCGCCTTTTTTCGCTCAGAAGAGGTAAGAAAGTACGGGCTTCACGGTGACGACCTCGCATTGAAGTGGCAAAAAAGAGCGCTTGATGGCGTTAAGATGCTTGCCGATCTTAACAGTGGCGGCGAAGGTAAGATCCCCGAAGAGTTCGAACAAGAGATCTTCTGGCCTTCTGAGACTGCTGAGGATGTCGAAGATATCGAGGGTTACGACCCAGTAGATGATTCTGGTGAGTCAGACAAAGATCCTGAAAGTTACGAGCACACATTCGATCTATGAAAAACTTAGACGACATACCGCCTATCCCGAATTCAACGCCGGACCCTCGCCACAATGAAGAATCAGAAGGGGATAAATCAGTCAAGGCAGAAGAGGGGTGGGGAGAGCTGGATAGACTCTTGGATCTGGAAAACATTCCCGAATCTCCCGAAGACCCCTTCTTTTACAACCCGTTTGAGTGACTGGCCGCTACGGCAATCACATAGGCGTACAGCGCAGCGTGAAGGCCATCGTCATTCCCGGCCTTGACGTACTTGATGTTCTCATTTCTGTCCTCCTCACGCCGGATGTTGAGGAAGTCATCAGAGTACTTGGGGCAAAAGTCATCCCAGTTAGGAAACTGGATTTTTTGACGCCTGATAAGCTGGATGTAGTTGGCGATCTTGTTTGACTTGTTGAGCGTAAGTCTGGGGATGGAATCTTTGACGCTCCAAGTCTGATCAGCAGAGGTTGCCGAGTTCGACCAGTAGTTCGTCGTCACCTTGTTCTTGCCGTACTGCTCATGAAGCAAGTGGTTCATTCCGAACCCACCACCATAGTCGCAGTGAACGCGTGCCACCTTGTACTTTTTGAGAGCCGCCATAATCTCAGGGATGCAGATCGCAGGCGACGTATCTGAGCCTTCCCACTTCTGGAAGTAGACGTAGCAAAACCTACTAGGGTCTTCAGGGTTGAACTGGCCGATCGCTAAGACCGTGGCAGCTTCTCCGTGACCCCAGTCAATCCCCGCAAAGCGAGGAGTCTTCATCATTCTCGCGGTCGGCTCAGGCATAATCCTGATTTCTGGCAGCGACGTATTCGCGAGCATAGCCTCAGTCAGGGGTTTATCGCTTGTATCCGCAGACTCTCCAAGAACCTCGTTTAGAAACTGTCCACGAGGATATTCTTCGAGCTTGTTGATAATTTCATCCCAAGAATCCTGATTGGGAATCCATTTTCCATCTTTTAGGTCTGCATGAGAGATCTTGCAGTGAAGCTGGTTGACGTGAAAGCCAGCGATGTCGCCATTTTTGTTGTGACGAACCCACCTACCGTCGTCGACATCGAGTAGGTTGCCACAGTGGTGACAGATAGGTCCATGCTTGCCAATGTTGCGAATACCAACATTGATCCACTTGGCGGGGCTGTGGTGAGAGCAGCGCATCAACCACTCACGCTTATCGCTCTTAGCCCACAGCTTTCTCTCGATTGGGTTTTCGAAAGACTTGGGCGTGCCTGTGTAGAGACGAAGCTTCCATGACGAGGTGAACAAAGACTCGTCGATAATCGGCGCAATATCATCGAGATCCATATCTTGGACCTCGTCGTAATGCACCATGTCGCACGTAATACCACGACAGCTGTCGGGGTTGTGCTTGGCGTACTTCATGTACAGCTTTGAGCCGTTCGCAAACTCTTTCTCGTGGACGTTATCGTACGTCCCCATCATTCTGTTGATGATGGGTGAGTTTTTGATGGTCGGCTTTACTTTGTCTTGGCTGTACTTTCTGGCTTGGTCTTGCTCGGGCGCTACATACAGGACGTTAAAGTGGTCCCATAAAACACACCGCGTCGTCTCTTCAGCCGTACCACTGCTAGACTTACCAACCTGACGGCTCATCTTGAGCACACGCCTGTTGTTGGCAGTATCAAAAATGGCCGGAACCCACATCCGGCCATTGAACTGGAAGCGAGTCCTAGAATCTAGGTAGATCGCATTCCTAATCCAGTTTGAAAGGGTGGTACTCACTTATACTTACTCATGTTTTTGCCGAGAATTCCGCTCAGGTGATTCACCTGCTTCTGGCCAGCATTTTGAACAGTCTTAAGTTTGTTGCCCTTAAGCTTTCCTGACTGGATTGCCTTGGTGTATTTCTTAAGCTTGTTGACGGAATTCTTTCCGCTTTTGTGCCCAGAAGCTGCACCAAGACCACCACCAATAGCACCGCCAGCTAGAGCACCTTTAGCAGCCCCTCCAAGAAGACTCTTCTTTTGGTTTTGAGGCTTGTTTTTATTCTTCTTGTGAGTGCGTAGCGCGTTAATACCGCCGCCGACCGCAGCACCAGCAGCAGCACCACCAAGACCACGATTTTTTGCCAGACTCTTACCGGCATCACTCGCCATATCTTTCCAGCTAAATCCTGCTTGCTTTACAATCATACTCATTTTATTTCCTCTTCTTCATAAGACGACCAAGGAGGTTTGAATTCACCTTCAGGCCATGTTTATCAGAATCACTAACACCAGCACCATAAAGACCTTTGAGCGTCTTTTTGACGCCGTCAACTTGACCTGTGCCTTTCAAGTACCCACTGCCACTACCCACAACAGCACCACCAGCACCACCAGCAAGAGCACCTTTAAGTGCTGCGCCGCCAACACTCTTTTTGTGCCCCTTTGGTAGGTTCTTATTTTTTTTGTGCGCCCTGTACGCATTACCGGCACTACCAATAACACCACCAGCGATAGCACCTTTGAGTGCATGCCTCTTGGCGACATGTTTTCCTACATTTGATCTGAACTTTTTAAAGCCCTCGTCAAATCCTGCTTGTTTTACAATCATGCTCATTTCTTTTTCCTTTTCTTGAGCCTTCGAGCAATCCACTCCATAAGCTCATTTCTAGTAAGCCACTCAGGAGGCTCGACCGGAAAAATATCCCGCCCCTTATCCTCCATCAGGATAGCCCTCTCTTTGGCAATCTTAACGATCATCTTCTTTCTTCTTTTTGTTTTTTCTGTGAAGTGCGTATCCACCAGCACCTAGAGCAGCTACACCCAGAGCAGCCTTTCCTTTGTGCTTTTTTAACGTGTCTACCAAGCCTTTCTTCGTGCCCTTCTTGGCACGATCAAGCACGCTAACCTTACCATTGCCGTGATGGTGGACAACTTTTCCATTCTTTAGCTTGAAATTCTTGAGCTTGTTTTTGCCCTTCTCGACCCCACCGACACGATCTAGGGCCTTTTTGACTGCATGCTCACCAGTCAATCTGGATTTGATACCCCCAATGAGGCCTGCATTTTTCGCCATTTCAACAATCATCTATCTTCCCAATTTGCTTGGTCGGTAAGTAGAGCGTGTATTTCCTGCCGGATTAAAACTTGTTCCTGACGCAGATACGCCTCTGGAAGGCGACGATGCAGACCTGCCCTGCTTAGGCTTATTTGACCCACCATCATAAACAAAGCTATATCCACCAGAAGCAGTACCCAGCCTCTTCTTCTTTCTCTTAATCCCCATGTCCTGTTTGCGCTTTCTGCGGTTGGATTTGCGCTTAAGCTTTGCTTTGTTGCGCCTTCGATACTGACGCATTCTTTGTCTATCTTGGTGGCTGGTAATTTTTGCCAACTTGTCAATAGACTGCCCCCGCAAGACATAGGTCGCCCCAAGCATGCCAGTCACCTTTACCTGTTTGGTGGGGATTTTACCCTTCCCAATCTCGGCAATGCGGTGGCCCTTCTTGGTGTTCTTTTTCATCTGTTTTAGAGCTTTGCTTGGCATATCAACCTGTAAAGTATCCTAGAGCACCACCAACCGCAGCGCCACCCAACCCACCAAGAGCGGCACCACCGCCAGCCCCAGCAATAGAGGCATCACCACCGACAGATGAGGGGGATTGCTTCATCTTCTTGCCAATAAACGGAATTTTTGAAACGGCGTTATTGTAGGTATTGATCTTGGTGTTAGCGCGATTAAGACCAGCCCTCCCTCCAAGAACGCCTCCACCTACAGCACCCACGGTGGCTCCCGCAAGAGCACCCTTGATCCCGCGATCGACCTTTCTTCGAAACCGCTCCTGCTTAGTGCGAAAATCCTCTTCGTCTTGGACTTCGCGCTTAAACTTAGAGGCCTCTTTTTCGAGCTGACCCCATTTAAAATCAGTCCACATATCCAGTGCCTGTCTCGGAAAAATAGACGACTTGCTTAAGTTTTTCTGGTGTCGCCTTAGCCACTCCATATCCTTTTGCCACAAGTCGTAGACCTGATCGGTATGGCCCCAGTGGTTCAATTTATCTACGTATACGCTCATTTCTTTTTGTTCTTCTTTTTTCTGGGGTTGGGGCCATATTTGCCGTGCTTCTTGTCATACGCCCTATCAGCAAGACCAACCCCAAGAGTCGACCCAACAGCACCGCCAATAGCCATACCTACCGGCCCACCCACAACCCCAAGACCAGCCCCCGCAAGACCACCCCCAACAGAACCAATGACCCTGTGTCCGACATGATCTGCCGACTCAGGAAGCCTAACGCCCACATATTTGGCGTCGCGGTTGATACGCTCCATCGTGTTTTCTTTTGCAACTTTGATTAATGTGCTCATCGTCCTTCCTGTCCGGGTTTCTTAATTGGAGTTCCCGGCCCAAGAGCAAGATCTGCAAAGGGTGTGCCCTTCTTGCGATCACTCTTAAAGCCTTGTCCAGCGCCTTCGCGCAGGGTCTTTTTAATTCTACCAAGAGCCATACGTTGTGCCCAATCATCCGTTTTATGCGGCGCTTGTAGCGATCCGGGGAGGATGTGGGTAAACTTAATAGGCCGCTTCGTTGGGTGTTTTTTGTTCCAAGCCTTGACTTTTGCGTCGGTTGTATAATCACCCGGAACAAATTTACCACAGTCACCGGGGTCCGTCACACGAACCTGATCGGTGATGGACTTCACAGCAACCTCGAAAGTTCTTTTGTGGAGATTAACCCCAGCAGATCCGTATGTCTGGTGCAAATCGTCACGCATCTTATTTTGCACAGATTCGATATTTTTCTGCTCAAGAAGGTCTTGAGGCTTCACAATTCCCTCTGAAATTGGGTCACCCTTTTTGACGCGGCTACCCATCTTGACCTTGAGGTCGAGGCCTTTGGGGATTTTGTGCTCTTTGCCGTTAATCACCACAATCTTGCCACCGTACCCAGAGCTTGTGATTCTTTGTACGGTGCCTGATTTTTCTGCAAGCGTAGCCTTACCCTGAACGTTTTCCGGCATACGAAAGATCTGAAGCGCACGATCGAACGCACTGGCAAGTCCAGACTCCGCTGAGGCCGCACCACCTGTGTGGAAGCTCTGCATAGGCAACTGGACCGATCTCTCGGTCAATGCCTGAATCTCGGAGATGCCGATATTCTTGCCCACGCTCGGAAAATGGCCTGTCTCATCGTGTCCAAAGCACATCGCGCAAATACCTGCATCTGCCTCACAGGTAAAGATGCTGCGGATCTGAACCTTTTTGACGCCACGCTTCTGAATCTTAGCCAGCACATCGTCGTCGATCAGCGTATTTCTGGACTGCCCAGCCACAGGCTTTGAGAGCACGCGGTCGATCAGATGCTTGTCTACCTTCTCATAGCGTCCGTTTTGGGTCTTGCAGTCACGCTTTGCGATCTTGATGCGGGTCGCCGAGTTAGTAAGCTCTTTTGAGAGCATACCGGGACCGCTAACTGATTGCGATTTGTCGATCATGCCCTTTCTCTGGGCGTAGGAGTGTGCCCAGAAATCAGAGCTTGAGAGACCGGACGAATAGTTACCCCGCACAGGCTCAGGAATAACCTCCTGTTTATGGTCCATCATCAACCCGAGCGTACCCACAATCTGCTTGACCTGATGAGGGTTTCCTCTTGCTCCCGAGTTGACCAAGTCTGACAGGTTGTTGTCCTTGCCAGCATCATTTTGCCTGAGCTTCTTGGTCTGGCTCATGATTTTCTGGTCAACCTTGTCATAGATCTTGACGAGGTTTTCCTCGCGCTTCTTTTTGTTTTTCCCTTTGCGAACCTTCTTGGCCACACGGTCAGCCTGCTCGTAAAGCTTTTTGCGCTCGCCTTCTAGGGGCTTGATGTCCGACAGAAGGAAGGACGACCCCAGAAGGTAGGCGTACTTTCTGCCAAGGTCTTTCCACCCCTTCATCATCTTCATGTACTCTTTTTTGCCCTCACTCTTTTCAACCTTGACGAGCATATTGCGAACTTCCTTTTTTGAAAGCTCGGTGTCGAATTTGCGGTGCTTTTTAGGCACATAGCTCATCGCCAGCGCACGCCCCGGCGTGGTCTTTCCTACGCCAGAAATTTTAATGATGGCATCATGCTTAATTTTTCTATCTTCGAGCGCCTTGGCTGCATCCTTGACCGACTTGAACTTCTCTTCAACCTTGCTGCCCTTTTTCTTTTTAGTCAGCTTGTAGAGGCCAAGAATGTACTCCTGAGAAAGCTCCGGTGCCATCACCTTTCGTTGGTACCCCGAAAGATACAGGTTGTTCGACGGCATCATGCTCTTGGCTTCTTCGGTCGCCTCGGGTGTCGCCGTGACATGGATGCCAAAAGTATCGCCGTCGAAATCTGCGTTGTAGCCACTCAAGACCTCCACAGGTAGCTGCACAGCACTACCTGCAACCAGCTGAGGCTTGAACGCCATAATCGACCAGCGGTGCAAAGTTGGTGCGCGGTTAGCCATGACCATCTTGCTCTTCATGGCGTTTTCGAGCGCCTTTTTACCCATGTCGGTGCGCTTCTCGATTTCCCCCTCAGCCTTAACTTTGGGGATGCCCATGGACTTAAGCTCCCTGATGATATGCGGCTTGAACATCTTCCAAGCCATCTCCTCAGGAATGCCAATCTGATCCATATCCAGCTTGGGTTCCGGCCCAACAACAGCAGTACCACTGGTCTCTTGTCTGCGCTTGAGAGTCTTGGACAGATAGTGGCCGCTCTTGGGCTGAGCGCCAGCAATTGTCTGCCCCAGACCACGCACGTTCGGGTTATCCACAAGCCCCTTGTCAAAGCCCATCGTCCCCTTAACACCCTTATACAGGTGAGATGCGGCCCGCTCGTACTCTTCTTCCATCCCATCTTGCTTCTTGAACTCTTTGAGATGGTCGTTCATCAGGATAACAGAACGGTAGTGTTCGTTGACGTCTGCCACCGTAAGATCGCCATTAGGAAGCTCAATGATGGGCCTGAATTTGGGCGGGATGACAGGGACATTCTCTACCACCATCTCGTCAAGGCCGATCTTTTGCTCTTTGAAGTTTTTAAGAACGCGCCCCTCACGATGAAGCTTGTTAAGCTCGGTACCCTTTTTTCCGGGAGCTTCTTTCTCAATCTCTTTCAGGCGTTTGTCTACATCCACGCCTTTTAGCAGCGACCTGATTGCCTCGCCACGAAGCTTTGCTCCGGGCTTGTCCGGCTTGACAAACTTTCCATCAATCACGCCCTTTTTGGAATCCATGATCGAGCTGAAGTCCTTGCGCGTAAGGTGCAGCACATCCTTGATAGATTTCTCGAAGGTTGGGTGAGGCATCGGCTCTTCGAGCTTGATGTGAGTCCACTTATCGCCAACGACACCGCCAGTCTTACTGAGGTCAAACAGCCCTCCGCTCTCTTCTTTGAGGTCTTTAGCTCTGATCGCGGTGGCGTCTTTGATCTCTCCGTTTGAGATCTTTTTGATGTCCTTGTCGAGAAAGGGTTGCATCTGGACGCTGGTCTTGTTTTGGTTGAGGTTAACCCCCATGCCTCGAAGCATAGAAACAAAACGCCTTGACGAATGAGGCATCTCAATCGGAGGCATGGCGTACCCTTTCTCGATTGCACGCCAAGCCTCGAAGTTTTTGTCACCCTTGAAGGTGTACATCTCTTTTAGGTTTTCGTCTGCGCCGTGAGCAAGCATCGCGTACATCGGCCCCAGGCCAATGGCGCGACCGCCGCCTTCGCCACCGCTTGCAGGCTGTCCGCTCGAAGAATATCTTTCCCCCGGACCAGCGCCACGCACAGACAGCTTCTTTTCGACCTGATGCTCAAGCTTCATGATGTACTGCTTACCATGAAGAACACCGCCAATGTCGGCCTTTTCTACAGGATCGTGAAGCGTTCCGTGATCTTTAAGGCCGTGCTGCTTTAGGTCTTTTTGAATTTTGTCTGTAGCATTTTCCCCGAAAGGCTTAGCCACATACGGCTTGCCTGTCTTTTCAGCCACACGAGAAGCTGTGGTCTCTAAGATCTGACCAATATTCATGCGGCTTGGCACCGTGTTCGGGTTGATAAGGATGTCCATCTTGTTGCCATCCTCATCGTGCGGCGCTTCGTCATCGGGGACAATTTTGGTGATGGTCGATTTGTTTCCGTACCTTCCGACCAGCTTATCGCCGACTTTGCCCTTCTCTTCAGTCTTGATGACAACGAGGACATCTTTTCTTCTTTTGTGGACCTCGGCAACCTCGCCGATCGCATTCTTGTCCCACGTATAGCTCGTGTCCCTGTAGTCAGTGGTAAGAAGGCGAGAGATATTTTGCACCTTCTTTGAGACGGTGTCTTCTTCGACCTTTCTCATCTTTACAACAAGAGGGTCTCCCGGTTTTACTTTGGACCCCTCCTTGATAACCCCGTCATTGTCGAGCTTATCGAGCTTCTCGTTGTCGAAGCGTGTCGGAAAGTAGGCCTTGTATTTGGTCTTCTTGGTCGTCTCGTTCTCGTTGATCGGGATTTCTTTTTGATAAGCATGCATCGAGGTCAGCTTCTCGGATGCCGACTCACTGATCACAACGCCGTCTTCGTGGTTGTATCCCTTGTACGCGACGTAGGCCGTGCGAAGGTTGGTACCCAGCGCCAGCGTGCCGTCTTTGGTGTAGTTGTTGTCAGCGATCGGCTGACCCTTTTTGACCTTGTCACCCTTCTTTACAGTCGACTCTGCATCTTGAAAGTTGTTGTCGTTGAGCCAGAAGTTTCTGGGGATCTCAACCGTATGCTTTTTGCCTTTGTTATCTTTGATGACAACTTTCTTCTTATAGACCCTGTGCACCGTGCCATTTACAGGAGACTTGGGGACAGAGTGACGCCCTACAACATCCTCGACTGTGGTGTTGGTGTCTTCGCTTGCAGCCGACTGAATCATCGGCTTCTCGCGGTTCTTAAGCGGCTTTGCCTGAGACTGCATCTTTGCGGCAGTCATGACACGCGTGCCGTTGTTGTGAGACAAAAAGGGCACGCCAAGCGTATTGACATCGACCATGTCGGTGGCTTTGCGCATCACGTACTCTACCTTTCTTGGCGATACGCGCTTGATCTCACCTCTGTGCGTCACCTTGATGGTGCCGTCATCGTCCCTTTTTAGCTTCTTTTTCTGCTTATCCCAGTACTCAGTAAAAGTGACGTGCGACTTAAAAACCTCACGCGGGTTAAGTTCTACTTCTTTTTTCTTCTTTACGTCGTAAAGCTTAGTTACAAGATTCTTTCCCTTCTTTTTCGCACCAAGAGCAAGATGCAAGGTGGTGCCGATGTTCGATCCTTCCGGGGTATGGAAGGGGTCCAAGAAGGCAAGGTGAGTCGGGTCTACCGCCCGAACATCCCTTGTCACGGCGTGATGAGACTGGATACCACCCTCACCCATGACGGTGATTTCCGAGTAGTTAGACATCTGGTCCATCGGGTTGTTCTGCTTCGGCAACCTCGCAAGGGTGGTCTGTGTGAATGTGGAAATCAGACCGTCTTGGAATGCCTTTTTACCGACGATGTCTTTTACTTTGTCATTTTTCTTGATGCGAATCTTGATATTTCTCTGCACCTTGCCTCTGTACTGGTAGTCATTGAGACGCTCAGAGACAAAGTCAGAAATATCGGCGACATGGTTGTGGACGAGAGACTCTTTGTTGTCCTCACTCTTATCGCCACGAGAGATCGCCAAGATCTTTTGAGTGCATTGAAGAAACAGCTTAGGGCTGACCTTCTTTTCGACTCTACCCAGCGTAAGCTCGACGTTCTCGCCATCCAGCTCACTTTTGCTGTCGAAGTAGTCGAGAATCCATTTACGAAGGCCGGGGATGTCTTTGCTAGTAGCCTCGGCGTCATTTTTGTAGTGAAGCTTATCGTAGAGCTTCTCTAGGGCACGCTGAGGATTACCTGCACCGTAGGCATTCTTATTCTGATTGTAGACCTCTTGCCCCCACACCTTTCTGATCGTTTTCTTTTGGACACCAAGACCCAAGAGCAGTGCATACAGATTGATGGTGCTGCCCCCAGCCTCCAACACAAAGTCACCCTTCTCATTTCGAAGAGTCACGTTGTAGTTGATGCCCTTCGAGGAGTTGATCCACGAGGAGATGCTGTTGTCTTTTTTCTTCTGGGTGTAGACGCCCGGAATAAGCCTCTTCTGTAGGGGGAAGGTGTACTCGTTACCCTCGACCACATAAGTGCCGCGCTTGGTCACCTGAGGTACAGAAAAGATCGTCACCTTGGCCTTGTCGACCTGTTTGCCATTCTCAAGCAGCTTGATGGTCGCCTTAATGGGAACAGTGTGAGATAGACCTGTGACCTTGGCCTTTTTCTGAGCATCCAGATTATCGCTCGTCGCGGTCTCGGGGAGATCTACGCTGACAACCTTAAGCTCTCTATCTCCCTTCTTAATCTCTACAGTATCTCGAATATAACGTTCGAGTTTCTGCAGCATCTTTTTGTGAGAATCAAATGCAAGGCTCATGATATTTTCTTTAGTTTAGGGCTACGCTTCAAATCTACCGGCAGTATATCAGATGGATGCTTGTTAATCCCAAAATCTACATCATCGAAAGAACCGACAATAAGCGTAGAGCAAAATAGTGCTGGCAAGTTCTTGATCTTCTTGACTATCTTTTTGGTGTTTTTGGGCTTCGCTCTTGGCGTTGCGATGGCACGAGCCCCTGCCCTGAGGCTGTATTCTTTACCCACCATGGCCATGGCCTGCTTTGCTGCTTTACGTCTGGCCGTAGAGGGGGCTTGCACGCGCCTTGCGTCGAAGGTGTTTTTAGCCACCCACTTCTTAAGGGGAATCTTGTTTACCCCCTTGGTCATAGAGGCCTCCACCACAAATTGGCGATTAGGCCCAACGATGGCCACATGAGATAAGGGGTCCCCGCCCTGAGGCATTTCAACTGTTATTTTTCTCAGGAGGCCGCTACTTTTGGGCTTTGAGAAGAGGATATCCCCGGCCCTCAGACTAGATGCTTTTGCGATTTTGACAAGCATGACGCGACCTTGATGAGCATGCCCTGCTTGTGCATGCCCTTCATTCTTTTGTAGATACCCATGATGTATCGGTAATCTCCAGCGCGGCCTGTTTCTTAGCCTTTCGCCAAAGCCTTTCGTCCCTTTTTGATTTTACTACGCCCGCTGGCATCAGCCTTCTCCATCAAGTTTAGAATTCCGCCCTTCTCGTCTTTCACCCATTTACGGTAGTGCTTGTAAGACGGAAGCCCCTCATCTTTCCAGTGCTCCCATTTATCTTTGAGCCCCGTATTGAGGGGGTTGTGCCTGTCTTGGTGCATCACCCACTTCTTTCCGTGGTCGTGGATATGATACCTGTCAGGATGTCGCCACGATTTCTGGCGGGCTTGCCCCGGCTCAGGGATGGCCATATAGGTGCTTTTAAACCCGAGATCCTTAAAATGATCTTCCTTGAGGCCATCTTTAGGGATCGCAATCCTGTTATGCATGCTATAGACACGCACACCCTTTTCCTTCAGGTCTTTTTTTGCTTTGTTAAAAACCTTCTTCGGCCCCGACGCTACTTTGAGCAACATACCCATCACCAATCCACTTTGTCAGACTTTGAGCCTTCCTCATCTTCTTTCATGTCCGACAAAACTTCGATGTACTCAAGGTGAATGAGTAGATTTCCGGCTGGGTCGAACCTCTTTCCTGCGCTGTCTTTAAGGATAAGGTATTTTTGAGGATCAGTCATGAGAGTATTCATAAGCTGTTTATACTCCTCGTGCGCAGCAAAAGGACTCTCAAGGTCAATGATAAAGATCTCGGAGTGAAACTTGTATTCTTTTTGAAGATCAGGATCGTCCATGTAGAACGGATTCTGAGCCGGTTTCATGCTTGCTGCCATTACTTACCTCGTGGGGGCTTTTGTTTTGGTGCGGGCTTCATGTTGACCTTGTTCTTCGAAGATCCTCCACCGGCACTCGCAATGCCCATATCCTTTTTAAGAACTCGTGAAATTTGAAGAGCCAGAGCCCCGTCCGTTTTAAGCAGGTAATTGATTACCTGCTTTCTCTTTCCGGGCTCAAGCATCATTAGTTTTTGAGCCATCGCTTTGGCGCTACTTAGCTCTTGGCGCATCTTGTTTACGATGGCTGCTGGGTCATCCTTATCGGCAATGGTTTCGTCATCCTTCTCTTTTTCTTTTGCCGATTTTGGTGCGCCAGCCTCTTCTGGAAGCTCGCCGTCTTCACCCATCTCTCTTCTGCGCAATTCATCTACAACGCGCTTGGCGAGCGTGGGGGCTTGGCTTGCAAGTTGACCGAGAACTTCGCTTTGCTTTTGCGGCGGCAGCTGCATAATCTGATCGGCATATCGCTCAATAGTGCTAGTGACCTGCTCTCTGGCCTCTCTAGCATCGTCTTGATCGGCATAATAGTCAGCATGCTCGTCGGTTTTTCTACCCTCTGCTTTGAGCTTATTCGCCTTGGCTTCCTCTTGAGAAACCTGAGCCTCTTGCTGGCGCTCTTCCATCTTAGATTCTTCTTGCTGCTGCTGCTCTTGTTGTTGATCCATCTGTTCGTCAGTCTCAAAGTAGCTTCCTTGACCTGACAATTGAGCCATTGCAGCTTGTGCGTGCTGGTTAACCTCTTCTTTAAGCTCTTGGTATCCTTGACCGCGCATCTGGCTTTCTGCCTGAATGGCCATCGCCTGCAAGGTCATCTTCGACTCAGCAAGAGCCTCTTCGATCTGGACCTTCTGAATCTTCTTGGTCTCTTTTCGAACCTGCTTGTGCTGGTCTTCCCAATCAAGATCCATGCGGTCGAGAATCTCCTTATAAGAGACATTCTTCGACTGGGCAAGCTGGAGCAGAACTTGAAGCATCTGCACATCATCAGCCATCCTGAACGGCTTGAACTTTGCCTCACAGGGGGGGAGGTTGATGATTTTGGATGCTTGGTCAGTCACAAACCACAACAGGCGGTTAAGTGACCTTGTGTATGACATGAGCATGTTTTCGAGCATCCTCAACTGGACGCTACCACCACTCCATGTCATGCCGTCAGACAAAAATCCTTCCGGCACTCCGAGCGCGCCGATAATCTCCTTGATCTGCATCTGGCGCATCTGCACGGTGTTAAACTGCTGTGCGTTACCTCCAAGCTCGGCGACCCCAAGAGGAAATGGCACAGGCATCACAGCGTTTTTGTCGTAGCGCCAACGCTTGAGTGATTTCGTCAAAAACTTCGTAAAACGAGACAGCGAAATCGTTCGAAGCGGACTTTCGCCGGTAGGCTGAGGAAAGACAAACCTAGCAGGCAGTGCACGCTCGTTTGCGGCAGACTCGTCTGCTTTTTTATAAATCTGGTTAAGGTACGCGTCTTTAAGGGCAGGCATGATAATCGGCATGCCCCAGCCCATAAATTTACCACTCAGAGACGACTCAAAAAGGTGCAGCACCTTGCCCTTTCTGAAGCGAATCTTTGCCTTCTTACCCTTGAGTGCAGCCTGCACGTAAGGAAGAGGAGTAGAGTCGATAAGCTCGCGGTTCGGGTTGTTTTTGGTGACATCTTTTCTAAGCTCACGCGGTACGTTGTAGTAGTAAGTCGCGTGGTTGGTAAGCTCGTTTCTGTCGACGTACATGTTGGCAGGATCGAGGCGAACCACCGACAGATCTTCAATCGAGTCGTGAGGCTCGTCACGAGGCTCAAGCTTGACCTTTCTTTTGCATTCGGGGCATTTGGCGTGAAATTCTTTGCCACGAATAAAGTATTTCACCTGACCGGCCACATGATCGGTCTTGCAGCTTTTGCACTTGTAGAGGCGAATAAACGGCCTGTGCACAGTGACAAAAGCATTTCCGTATCCGAAAAAATCAAGCCCAACCCCCTCTGCGATCTGGTAGATGTCCATGTGATTTTCAAGGACATCTTCCCATTTTTTCTTCAGAGAGTCCTGCTTATTATCCACGTTCACAATGACATTTGTGATCGGGTATTTGGCAAGCTTTCTGACAATGGGAGAGATCTGAGGATGAGTTGTGCCAAAGATATAGCACATCTCAAAAAGCTTCCGCATCGTCTTGGGAAGCTTTGTGCTCGCAATATCCAAGAATGGATCAGGATATTGCTGCCTCTGCATAGAGAGGGGACTAGATGGAATATTTGCGCCGTTTGCACTCATTGTGACACTTCATTTAATTTATCATGAACGTGATATTGAACACGTAGCAGTCTAAGATACTGGATATGATCTTCAGGTTCTAATTCTTCATCGTCACCACCATCAAGTACTGCCTGCACTCTTTCGCGCATCTCCATTACATCTTCATCGGTAGCACGCGAGAGTTCTTTTAGAAATGGTGCCTTTGCAAAAGAAAGCTCGGGAGGCAGCTTTACATAACCATCACGAAGAACGGCGGCAGCAATATAAGCTTTTACTTCGTCGGAGAACCTCTCCTCTCTAACATAATGACGAGTAAGAGCAACCGCTGCCGCAATATCGTGCGTAGAGACCTCTTGAACATGCCCCCAATCAGGCAGACGACCTGTGAATGATACGCATACTTTTTCAAAGGCTCTCCAGTTTTCGAAGAATTCGTCTGAATTCTTAACCACCTTGAGTGCCATAATCTTGTACTGATTGATAAGGGCAATCTCTACGCCGTCTTGTTCTGCCGTTTGAACGATTGTCTCACGCTCCCAGTCATACCACTCATCTTCGTACTCTTGGTCGAGCGCAATCATCAGGCGAATCGGGTTGGCGTCCTCATCTTCCAAGACATCGAGGATGTGATGGCCTGCTCGCTTCGACAGAAATGGACCAGAGTCGGCATACTCGCCAGTGCCATCCATTTTAGAATGTCTGTCGACCTTGGAGGAGACTGCCTTAAAGCTTTCTCTTTCGTTTTTATCTGCCTCATTCTCTCTGCTTAAGAACTCTTTTTCCTGACCTCGCACCTGATTTTCTTTGAGGCGCTTGATGCGATTTTTGATCATCCCCTTGGTGTCCGCAGGGGCGGAATGGGGGTTTGTGTCGGTATCTCCCCAGTCGTTTGGACGCCTTGCGTTGGGTGATGCCTCGGGCATCGTAGGCATCGTGGTGGTGTCGAAGTTCGGGCTACGAGTCTTCAGGGCCTCTTTGTCCATCTCGATATCGCTAAAATCGAGAGAGAGGTCATCCTCATCGTAGGCTGTCTTTTCAAAATCACTCGGGTCTTCGTAACCGTCATCGATTGACGGCAAATCTCCGGGGGTGGAGTATTCGGGTAGACGGGAGCCTCTATTGGCGTGTGGGCCAATCTGGGCCTTGCTCGGGTCGAATTTTCTGTTCATAGCTCATTGAGTGTAGGGGGCTTAGTTTTTAGCCTCTTTGTCGTATCCGTAAGGTTTATCATACCCCTTATCGAATGAGGCCACTTCTTTAGGTGTGGTGTTTTTTCTTTTCTTCATGTTCTCAAAAACACCGATCGTTGCCCTGTTCTCATCAAGGCGTCGTTTGCTTTTTTTAGTAAACACAAAGGGTTTCATCGCGTGTACTCTTTAAGGATGTCCTGATAAGGAGTCGGCAGCGTAGGAACAATCGTATCCGGGTCGGATGCAATCTTTTCAACGAGATCTTCATCAATCTCGTTTTTCATGCCTTCCCAGTCAACATTGTCCCAGTTGGTAGCAGCCTGCTTGGGCAAAAGCGCTTCAAGCGGGTCGGTCTCATACTCATCGATAAAGGTCGATGCGGGGTCTGGGTAGTAATCGTTCCACCCAACATCCATGCCCGCCTCTTTGTCGATTTCTTCGAGATCGGCAGCAAGCTCTACGAGGTCTTCGTAGCCGTAGACCTCATCAAGCCTGCTTTGCATGAAAGCAATTTTGGTGAGGTATTTGTCATGCTCTGGATGGTCGGTCAAAACCTCCATGACCTCTTCACGCTTTTGAAGGGCGTTCGACGCAGACTTGACCAGCGATTCACCAGAATAAGGAACCTTGACGCCTTCGAGGCCGTGATGCTCGGCGGCGTGAGCAAGCTTTCTACCCACCACCATGCGATCATCTGACTTCCATCTACTGGCATACTTATTGAATACCACGATGGATTGGGCGCACTGGTTTGGCGTCGTAACCGGCAGGGTGTCGTCTGCATAGACTTCATCATCCTCTTCCTCGGAGGCATACTTACAGAAGTCCACAAAATCTCTTGGAAGCTCCACGCCATGGGCGATGCGAGCATTCTTGAGGCTTTCGGCAATAGGGATATGCGCCTCTTTCTCAATCTGATCTACGCCGTAGCGCAGAAAATACATTGAGCTTGCAAGCGCATCCTCTGGTGTATTGATGGGGTATCTTGCCACCTTTTCCATGCCGTCATGAGAGAGAGTGGCTGCGCACTCATCCTCATCTTTGAGCATCCCTACGGACGGCTCAGGCATATCTTCAGGCCAGAAGCTTGCAAGCTTCTCCCACCCCGCTCCGGGGTCATCTTGGAAGTCAATGATCGTTCCCGGCTTTTTGTCGAATTTCCACGTATTCATGCATAGACCTCGCTGTTACACTTCAGCAAGTAGAATAGAAGAGTTTTGGCAATCAATAAAGTTTTTAGAACTTCACCTGATAACCTTCATTGATGTCGTCGTAAGTGACCCCAGTTTTAAGGTAGTTGAGGCATTCTTCGATGTTCTCGAAGATAGCCCCCTCAGAGATACCTCTGGGGATAATAGAGACTCGGTATCCAGCAGCGCCGGATAGAGATTCGGTTGCCAAAACTTTGTTCCAGAGCTTTGCTCTCGAAAGGGCGTGCTCTACGTCATTTACGGTATTTCCGGGTTCGAAGACCCCTAGAAAGAATTGCCTGTCCTTCTGGTCGTCCTCATGGGTCCGTGAGATAATATGGATAAGCTCAACGTTCTTCTTCGTTAGATAGATCATTCTCGAAAGGTCCTGTACCGCATTGAGGGCACTTGAGGACATTTCCATGCCGTTCAGGTTTTTTGCCACACTGAGGACACGAAAGTCCTGCTGATGCCGTTTTTTCGTTAGTGTCTGTTTTAACTGCGTACTTATCCATCATCACTCCTTCAAAAAACATTTGATTGTATTTTGGGTTATTTTGCCACGTATGGCAAGTAGCTAAATTTAGGGGGGTAAATCGGGCATAATTATAGTGAAGGGAAATATCTTCAAGGAGGTTTTTGTGGACGTATCTTATTTTGAAGACAAAATCATTCAAAAAGGATTCGAGCATAATGGCGAATCCATGAAGAAGAAGTTCGAGTGGGGTTACATCTTAATCCTCACCCACGAGGATGGCGCAATCATCCAATGTGTGGGCCATCCAGACGACGAAGCTAGAAGTCGTCGAAACGTACCCCAGAACTGTCTCGACATACTTTTGGGGTATATCGACCACATTATCAACATGTACGGGTGATAGATTTACCCCCTCAAATAGCTAAATTTGGGGGGGTAAATCAGGCATAATTATAGTGAACAGGAATATCTTGCGTAGCCCCGGCAAGTAAATCTCAGAGGGTTGGGTGCTAGACCAGATGACTCTATCTAGGTGCTTAAGCCCAGAAATTTAACTCCAAAAAAAATGGAGAGTAGAATGAAGAATCTCAATCCGCACACTTTCTTCCAGATGAGTGATTTGGTGGTGGAGAACAGTCGCCACAATAATACTGGCAAGAAGGAGGCTGAGATGCCGGTCACAGTCGTGTACGACTCGACCGGCTCAAATGTGAGGAGTATAGGAGAAAAGACTTTCATCTCGGAACATGTGATGAAGGGAACTCTGTGCTCCGGTGCATACGGCATCAACTGTTGGTCTAAGGATCAGATCAAGGTTGTGCGCAATCGCGTCGATGACGATGAGGAGTCGTACAACTCCGACCACATCATCATCTTGCGAGGAAGTGGATTTCTCGTCATGAAGCCGGGGCATTTCGATGCCTCCATTCATGACGTCGAGATCGCTCGCACCCTAACCCGCAAGCTTGGATGACAAGATTACCGGCAAGCCCCACTGCCGGGATATAAATGGCTTGACCAAAGGGTTGTGTACCGCTAGGCCGCTCGCAAGAGCGGCGCTCAAGGTCTATGAAATAATTTGCCATATCTTCACTGCCACGCTTTTGCCAGCGTGTGACCTTCAGGAAGTATGGTTGGCTCTAAAGGAGCTATTATGGCTAAGCAACAAGAAGGACTGATCGCGAAGTTTCGTGCCATGGCTGTTGAAGGACCGGCCCAAAAGCTGATGAGCGAGATGGGGGGTCTCCCCAGACTCGACATCAGCGGTCGCGGGGTCGGCATGACCGAGTATCTCGATTTCCTCGATCACGAGGATTTGGAGGAGCAGGTCATGGTCGGCGAGGACGATGGTGGACGCGCTTTCATAGCGCTGCGCATCGAAGTCTCGCAAGACGAGTATGCTCCGATCGTCAGCGATGACGACGAGCTGCTCGCGACCGAAAGCTGCGTCGAGGACGCGCTGTTGTATAGCGCGCAAGACGTGGTGATCGTGGTGCATCAGCGCTACTCAGATGATAGCGACATCTGGGTAAGCGCTGGTCCTCTGTCGGATCAGCTGTTCGGTGCTCCCCTCAAAGCCGAGGATGCATTGAAGCTGCTTCGCCTGATAAAGGGTGAGCAGGTCAGCGGCAGAAGCACTACTTTCAAGCTGGTGTAAGTCCAGCCCCACATCCGAAGGTGGGTTACGCGTAAGCAAACTTCGGGGGGTGCTAGGCCCCGCTTCGGCGGGGGCGCTCAAGCCCATCCAATTGTAGCGATGGTATAATTCCTAATTAAGGGATTAGTATGATTGTTTCACAAGACAGCCACCTCGATCACAATCTCAGTGAGACTCAGATCGAGTTCGTGAAAGCGAAGTTCGAAGAACGCGACGGGTTCTTCATCGAGACCGTCGAATTGCCAGAGGAGCTTGGCACGCTCCCCTGCGCCCTTCACGGCCCCCTAATGGGGGACGATCCCGTCGAAGAAGACGAGGTGCAGTACGAGAAGCGCGGCGAACGTGACGGTGAGAGCCGTCTCGTGGATCGTGCGCCTCGTCCCACCCGCAAGCTCAGCGTGATTGCTGGGCCGCACGGTGATGAGTCGTGTGTGTTGTATACGGCTTTCGGTGGGCCGGTCAGCCCGAAAGAGCCGTTCGACCCCTCGCTCAAAGGTGAGGAGTTGAAGAACTCGAAGGCCTTCTGGAGCGAGCACGCGCTGTCGCTCTAGGCCTTCACGCCAAGCAGAGATCCTGACTGTGCTTGGCGTGTCATCACCCCACAAGGTTGCGATGCCGACTCACACCGGCTAGCGTAGAAATGATGTGTGAGCGCGTCACGCGGCGACACACTCAAGTTGTCGTGACAGCATCTTCTGCAATCCCACAACCGGGAGCGCAGTCGTATCTATCTCAAAGGTCTTGGGGACTAGCCCTCTTCATAACCAAGACCTATCAGAGAAGAGGGCGGGACACCGCCGGTCGTCGAACCCGTAGGAAAAGAGACGAACATCTAAGCGAGTTACAGTGTTAGCTTAGATGGGGCGGTTGTTAATCACTGTACGCCTAGTCCCACGAAACGGGACTTTTTTTACACATGCAAAGGAGCAGGGATGCTTACCGAGTACCAAGAAGAAATAAAGTTTCGAGAAGGCGAAGATGACTTCGAATCTCGTTACTTTACCAGAAAGGAATTGACCAAGAAGTACGCTTGGTCGATCCTCGACAGAAAAGCACTGTACATAATATTTGGTTTTGTGGCAGGCGATAAAATCCTGTCGGTCGGCAGTGGTACTGGCTACAACGAGATGTTGTTGTCAGAAATCGGTGCCGACATCATTGCCACAGATGCCGATCCCCCGAGTGCTGGTGGGAATTACTATGGCCACACCCACGAGTGGGTGCCCGTCAAGAAGATGGGTGCCATCGAGGCCATCGAGGCTTACCCCGACCGAAAGGCCTTGTTTTTGTCGTGGCCTAGCTACGACAAGAATTGGGCGACGGAAGCTGTCAAGGCTTTCAAGGGCAACAAGATAGTATTCATCGGCGAAGGCTGGGGAGGGTGTACAGCCGACGATGAATTCTTTGATCTCTGGAAGGATTGGGAGGTTGAAGACTTTTCAATCCCTCAATGGGATAGCCTGCATGACCGGCTTTACTTGTTGAGGAAGTAAAAAAAAGCCCCGACCGGAGACGGTCGGGGTATGTATTTTTTTACCTACTCGTAATTTTGTTGGCCCAAGAGTTGATGTTGGAGCCTTGGTTTTTGCTGACCTTGAAGGTATTTTTCATACCTTTAACACTCATGCCGCTCCTCTTAAGCTTTTCTCTCATGGCACCTGTAAGCTTAAGATTTTTCTTAGGCTTCTTGCCCACCATCTTCTTAAGCTTTTTAAAAACACTCGCTTGCTTAATAATCATACTCATAATTCCACCTTGCAGGATTCGCCGCTACAGAATTTATCTTCTTGATCGTGTTCAATATTAGCAACTTGAAGAGGCTGAATTTCGCCGACCATCTCCTCGTACTCGATCTTGGTGATCGATTCGTACGGAGGCTGGGCGTAGCCGTGGTCGCGCATCGGCAGAAAACTAATACCTTTAAGCCTTGACTCGTACGTCTCAAGGACGCGCACAATCTCGTCACCCTCGGTATCCGGGTCGAACTCAGCCGTACAACTTACTTGGTTGTCAGCCCAATAGTATTGCATGTCTGCGGCGAGATCTACTTTTTCTCGAAGACTGACCTCGTGCTTAGAGCGATCGACGTTATCGACGTGCACCGGAAACTCGATGACCATCGTATTTGGGGCGTAGGTATCTTTTTCGACGTGGTAACCCGCCTCACGACAAAGCTCGACAAGATCGTGAGTATCGCGCACTCGAATACGCCGAATATAATATTCGCCGTGACTCCAGTGGACGCCGGGGGTTGCGCCAGCCAGAAGGCTAACCGTACCAGAAGGCTTGACCGAGGTCGTCTTGATCGAGCGCGGGATGCACAACCAGTCGGAGTACTTCTTGTCGAGGGTCTGGATGTAGTCGTAGCCCTCGTCACACCAGTTGAAGAACTCGCGGTAGCCGTGCTTGTTGACGGCCTGCACCACGCCGGTCATCGACAGGCCGATGCGACGATTTCTGAGCATCACGGCGTTGGTTTGCGGATCGTGCGTCGGGATAAGTGTGACGGTCTTTGCGTACTGATAGGCTACGCGAAGCGTCTGCTTGTAATCTTCAAAGCTGTCGTGGTTGTCGGGGTAGGTCTCTACGAGACAGCAAAGTTCTTTATCCCACAGCGTTTGCTCCACGCACGGATTTGACCCCTCGGCGTGCTCGTCGTCCCAATTAGGCTCATCTTTCATGCGACCAAAGGCGCGCGCATTTTCTAGCCACAGATATCCCGGCTCACCATTGACGGCTGTTCGGGCACCAGCCTCAGAATAATCCATCCCGACTTCAGCCATCAGTGAGTTGTTCGAGGCCCACCTGTAAGCACCAACCTTTTCCTTGTCGAGCTTTAGGTCCATGAACTGCTCGTTGTCTTTGTCGGCAAAGGCAATTTGAGCGGTGCGTCGAACACCCCCCGAAACCACACAGCGACCGGCAATGTTCATGGTGTCAACGATAAGCTCGGCATCGACTTCTTTTCCGATGTAACCGTCGTACAATTTGACGATGGTGTTGAGGGCTTCTTCGAGAGGGTCAGGACCACTGGCTACGCCACCAAAGCTTTTGATAGGTTCGCCCTTGGGTCTAACTTCAGAAAAATCCCAACCAGAAGGCAGTGTGCCTTTGCCGACATAGGCGTTGAGGGTTCGCTCCAGAATCTCACGCCACCCCTCTCTACTGTCAGCCACAACGTGTGGTTCTTCTGCAACCTCAGGCTCGACAATTTTTACCTTGCCGATGCCGCGAGTATCAAAACCCACCCCCACGCCGAGCATGCTCATCTCGAACATCCAACCAAACGGGGTGGCAAAATCTTCGTCGATGTTTTTGGTGGAACAAAATCCGCAGTTGTTGAGGGGTGCACCACTTCTATCAAAAATGAAGTCGGTGCCCATCATCCACAGACCGCGACCCGGAGGTGTCCATTTGAATTGAAACAGGCGGTCGTAAGCTTCTTGGGCAAACTTTTGAGCCTTGGATTCTTCCCACGGAAGGCTCAAGGATTTGCAGTGATTTTTCTGGACCGTAAACATCCCTTCGATGACGCGTTTGCAGGTCTCCCACCAGTCCTCTGTACGACCGTCAATCTCTCGTGCATACGTGCGTTTGAAGGTGACCCAAGACAAGTCGCCGTATCCCCACGGAACCGGTTTTTGGGTATAGTTATCCAGAAAACTCGTGTCGAGTTCGAATTTAAGCATTTGATTTTTCCTGTGACTTAGTAGGTGCTTTTGAATTGATTTGCAAAAGACTCACCGAAGGAATCCTTTGCGTCATTGAATCTTTCTGCAGCTCTATCTCTAACAGACTTTTTGAAATTCTTTTCGTCGATCTTGGGTGTGTTGGTCTTTTTGACACGCTCGGTAGCCTTTCTCGTGGCACTACGAACAGTCTTTTTGGCCTTTTCGGTACTTCTATCTACCGAAGACTTACCACCACTCATAGCCATCAACCCAAGACCGCCAGCAGCCAGCGCCCCACCAGCAAGGATTTTGCCTTTGTGGCGCTGATAGAAGGACTTCTTCTTTTCTTTTTCTTTCGCAATTTTACAATCATAGCACCATCTCCAGCGTGGCTTCTACTGTTCTAAGCAAATCTTCCAAAGTTCCAGAATTTGAGATGGTGATGTCTACAATGTCCGACCAGTTGGTGAACATTTCCATCTCCGAAGGATGGTTATCGGGGACAATCCCTCTTCGGTCAATTCCTAATACAATGCCGCCATGGGCTCTGATTGCGTCGGCTTCATTTTGAAACCTGCAATCCCCGATGACGGCATTCTCTGAGGGTTCTGCATCAAACATGGTGCGTTTGATCCAAGTGTCTTTATCGATGGCCCGACCTACCTCGGTACCAAAAAGCTGAAGGATCTTTCTGGGGGTTTTATCCCAGCGCGGATCTACCTGCTCTTTTAGTTCTTGGTCGTAGCACTGGGCTTCCGAGAGCAAGAAAACCTCTTGAGCGGCCCGCTTCAAAGGGTCTGCAAAGTTGAACATGTCAAAGCCATGTTCATCTCGAAGATACCGAGCCACAGTTGTTTTGCCACTTCCCTTCAGTCCACTGATACCGATTAGCATTATATTTGCCTCATTTTAATTCCAAGTCGATCTGCCACTTCCGCACTATCATTACGGTAAAATTCGTCGTAGACAATTTCTTTTACGCCCACGCTCGCCAGAAGCTTGAAACAGATCCAGCAGGGAGAGCATGTCACATAAGCTGTGGAGTCTTTAAGAGAGATGCCTTCTCGGGCGGCTTGGACGATCGCGTTTTGTTCGGCGTGGATCGTACGAACACAATGCCCGTCGACCATCATATGCCCCTCGTCGTCGCAGTGAGGCTCTCCGGGGATGCTTCCGTTGTAGCCGCTGACAAGCTCTCGGTTGTCACGCACAATGACACAGCCGACATGTTTGCGGTCGCAGGTTGCTCTCTCGGCTGTCTTGTGAGCCTTCGACATAAACAGTTCATCCCACGAGGGGCGAACATCGAGCGGGTTGTAGGGGCGGGGGTTTTTGAGGATAAGGAGGCTAAAATCAGGATGGATGTCACACTTGCCTTCCTCCCATTGCGTGGGAACCATCATCCGTACATCGCCCTCGTAGGACTTATGCATCACACTAAGATGAAGCTCATCGGCACAGTCTGTGAAAAGCTGGTAGATTTCTCGTCCACCAATCACCCACACCTCATCTGAATCCCACGACATATTCAGCGCCTCGCGCACTGAATGAGCCACCAGAGCACCTTCGGCTTCGTACTGGCGATTCCTTGTCATCACGATGTGACGACGGTCTGGAAGAATTCCCGGCAGTGACTCAAAAGTTTTCCTGCCCATAATGATGGGCTTTCCGAGCGTCTTTTGCTTGAAGAGCTTGAGGTCTTCTGGGCAATGCCAAGGAATTTTGCCGTCTTTACCGATGACGCCGTTTTTAGCCATCGCAGCTATCATTTTGATTTTCATTTATTCACCCTTACGCAGCATGCGTGGCCGTCTTCAATGTGAATAACAACGTACAATCGGTCACGCAAGACGGATGGACCTCTTCCTGTTCTCACAAGATCTCCAACTTTATGGTCATCAGACTTGACGCTAACGGTGGGCCTACAATTACCGACCGCTACACCGAAGGTTCTTTGGGCTTTCCATTTCACACCGCGATCTCCGCTTTAATCCACGGATGCGGGTCGTAATCTTTGATCTCGATATCATCCATCCCAAAATCGTCGATGTTCTTGATTTTAGAATTTAGAACAAGCTTTGGCAGGGGCCGGGGTTCTCGGGCAAGTTGTTCTTTGGTGAGATGAAGGTGGTTGGAATAAAGGTGGGTGTCGCCGAATGTGTGTACGAACTCCCCCGGCAAGAGCCCCGTAACTTGGGCGATCATAGAAGTGAGTAATGAGTATGACGCAATATTAAAAGGAACGCCAATGAAAAAATCTGCTGAACGCTGGTAGAGCTGGCAATCGAGATACCCCTTAGGGCCTTTATAGACGGCCTCAATCTGTGATCGCCTTGTAATGCCTCCCGTATGCGCAAGAAGTTGTTGTGTGTCATCATCTAGGCTGTTCCACATATCATTGATGGATATGGGGCGCACATAAAACTGAAACATCACATGGCACGGCGGCAGAGCCATCTCACTGATAGCGTCGACATTCCATGCACTGACGATATGGCGACGGCTGTTGGGGTTGTTTTTGAGCCCCTTGATGACGTTCGAGATCTGATCAATTTTGAAGGACTCGAAGCGCTTACCACCATCCTCTAGCTCCTGATAGAGGGCCTGCCAACTACGCCATTGTTTGCCATATACAGGCCCAAGCTCGCCATCATCATCAGCCCAGTCGTCCCAGATATGAACGCCTTGCTCTTGTAGCCACCCCACATTGGTAGAGCCTTTCAAGAACCACAAAAGCTCTGCCTTGACGGCATGGAAGTTGATCTTTTTGGTCGTAAGAAGCGGGAATCCTTTTTGAAGATCGAAGCGAAGCTGGTGACCAAAGATGCTGCGCGTACCGGTGCCGGTACGATCACCCTTGTCAACACCTTCGTCGAGGATCTTCCTCATCGTGTCGAGGTACTGATTCATTTTTACTCCCCATTAATTTCATCTCTGAACGTCGTAGAGACGCGGAATTTAGGTACAATGCGTGACGGGATTTCCATCTTTTTGCCGGTCTTGGGATTCTTCATCTCACGCCCCTTGTGAAGGGTCGTCTCGAAGGTCCCAAATCCGTACATAAAGACTTTTTCTCCGCGTGAAACGGAGCTTTTAACGACATCAACGAATGCATCTAGGAAGGCGTTGGTGTCTTTTTTAGTAAGATCTGTTTGTTCTGCGATAGCGTCGATTAGATTCTTTTTTTTCATCTGTCTGCGAGTCTTCTCCCAAGCATGCCACCCACCACAAATCCTCCAGCCGAGCCGAGCATACTTTTATAGTTAACTGCGTTTTCTTGGGCTTCCTGCTTTCCTACGATCGATTTGCCGATCGAGACAACAGTAGGAACGCCAGCACCAATTGCTGCGCCTGCCACAGCTCCACCAGCGCCGTACAGCTTCTTTCGAAGCGTATCCGGGGCTGTGCCCCTCTTCGGACTAGACTTGGCTCTAGCGCTCCTGTTGAGGCCCTGTTTGTCGTCTGTTCGATAGACTGCCAAGTTGGCTTTCTTTTTCATACTATCCCACGCATTCTCATAGTTCTTGTATTTGGTACGCTCAGTAATAGTCACTGTGCGTTGAAGAACCTCGTCTGCTGGGATTACGTACGTCTTCTCGACACGATTTCGATCTGGTGACAGGCAAAGTAAAAGATAAAAATCGCACTTTTTAATCGGGGACATGTTCGTAAAAACGTAGCCCCTGATAGGATAACCATCAGAACCTTTGTACTCTGTTCTGATAGCCGCCTTTACATCAACCTTCTTACCGTTGATGAGTAGATCGTAAGGACTACGACGCATAGGTGCTGCCTCTACGTCGTAGCCCTTTCTCTTAGCCATCTTAGCGGCTTTATCTTCCCAGCGAAAACCCGCTTGAGGTCTTTTTGCATGTGCTAACGCCATAACCTGCCTCCTGCGAGTATTCTAGACCATGAGAAGACCTCACACAAAGTTAGAACGGAATATCATCATCATCGAAGGAATCTTGAGGGGTGTCACCACCCGACTTAGACTTCTGTTTTCCGAAGGTGAAATCACGCATAATGATCTCAACCCACATCTTCTCGTTACCTTCTTTGTTGGTGTACGTGCTCATCCTGAGTTCGCCATTCAGAATGATTTGGTCGCCTTTTCTGAAATTCTTGTTGACCGTTTCAGCACGTTTTCCAAACACGACGACATTATGCCACTGCGTTTCGTCGTTCCATTCGCCATTCTTTTTTGCGCTGTAAGTTTCGCCGATGCTGAACTTACAGATTTGAAGACCACCATCGGTGACCTTAAGCTCGGGGTCTTTACCCAAGAATCCTGCTACTGAAATGCTGTTCACTTGAAACCTCCAAAAGGGACGTGAATGTGTACGAACGTTGTACTATGCGTCTGCGTACTTTGCAAGCAGTAATTCGCCATATCTTTCCCTAAAAGCCTTCTCTGCTTCGAAGGGGACCATGGGGCGAATCTTGAGGTCTGGAACCTCCAGATCTGGGTACCCCCAGTCGTCTGGAAGCTCTTTGTAGAGCACCCTTGCCTCAATCATCAGCGCCTGCTTATCTGCCAGTTTAGTCGCGTCTGAAAGCTCTTTGTTGAGCCCGTATTTCTCAGCAATAAACGAGTAGATGCGATTTTCTTGTTCTTCAAAATCTGCGAGATGATCGTCCTTGAAGGGCTTAGGAACATCACCGACATAAGCTTCGGTGGCGTCATGCATCAACGCTTCCAGTGCAAATTCTTCCGGCACAAGCTTCGAGACCAGCACAGAATGCTGTGCGACGGAGTAAAAAAAAGCGACATGCCCATTGAAGCGACACTGCATCGACAGAGCACGAGCAATGTCGTTTAGGCAGATTTCAGTCGGATTGTCGTAGTCAAACCTTCTTCCAGAATGAGTTAAGATCCAGCTCATAAATTTCTCTCACAATGATCCTGAAGGGCATGAATCAGCGCCCATTCGTCGTCGTCAAAATGAAACCCCTGATCATGCAGGCTCGTTAGCAAGACGTAAGACTCTTGGACGAGGTCTCCATCAGGATTAAGTTTGGAGCGATTAATCTCTGCCCGCTTATCCTTGATGTACCTTTTCAGCTGCCGGAACTTTTCAAGCTTCTTGTTAAGGGCGTACGTGGCCTTTGACCGCCACTGCTGTACGTTATCCTTCCCCTTCTTGTCCGATAACTGAGCCTCAATCATCTGGATGGAGGCAAGTAGCTCGTCATGCTCTTCTTCTGCTTCTCTGAGTGTTTTCATAACCAAGATCGTGGAATGAATGACTCCTTTTTACATACGCCACACTTGCCGAGCATGTGTCGGCGAGAATGGATTTTAACAGGAGCAACAGTGAAAATTTTAAGCGACACACCTCTCGTGCGAGCGTACGCACGGCAGTGAGTGCAACGAAACAAACGATTCCCGTCTTCATCTTCTTTGTGCATTCCTATTCGCCAAGTAAGTGATAATTTTTGCGCCGATAATATCGGCTAACGTAAAAAAAAGATATTCAATCAGCGAGGTAACGAAGCCTTCCACTCTTGAATAGGTCTTCATGGATTCTGTTCCATTTCACCCCTTCCACCTTAAAGGTTCGAATCTCGTCGAAGGGGTCTGACTCCTTAAACACAAGACTAACCTTATCACCATGAAGTCTTGACAGAAAAGTTTTCACCTCTTTTTCGGTAAAAGGCTTAACCTTGGCGGGCTTTCCGTCCCCCTCCCCCCACGCGATGATTGCCTATCTTGGCATAGCTGGTTAACAAAGAGTCTTTTATTGACCATATCTTACATTCCTTAGTCCGCAGTAAAGAGCCTCAAAGGGATCTTTACCAATCATATATTTACCGACTTTGACCGGCTTGTGCTCAAGCACATCCTCGACTGAAATTTCCAAGTCCTCTAGGATTTTGTAAAACAACTGACCCGTAGCAAACGTATCGTGTTCAGCCCTGTGGGCGTTTTCAAGAGAGACACCAAAATACTGGCACACCTTGGCCAAGCTTTTGCTTTTTAAGATGTCCTCTGGGACGAATCTTTGTGCAACCCAAAATGGATCTGCCACTGGCTTTTTTGGGTATTCAAGACCGACGCCAACGAAGGCCTCCACGAGAAATGAAACATCAAACCCGCTGTTGAAGGCACCGTGAGCGTCAACTTTGCTGAGTAATGCGTGGTATCCTTTGGCGATACTTTTCCACGCCACCCCTTTGTCGTTGATGACATTGTGAGTAATTCCATGGATATTTATCGCCTCCTGTTTAAGGGGGACGTGCGGGATGACGATGTGGCTTTTTCTAAAAACCTCCTCGCCATCCTCAAACACAACCACGGCAATCTCGACAATCCCTTCCTTTTTAGGATTAAGGCCAGTGGTCTCAAGATCGAAAAAAGCAATTCTCATGACACAATCGCGTCAAAGTAAGCGATGATTTCGCGAGTAGTTTTGGCGTTTCTGAGGCTTGCGTTTTTGCGCGCAAGCTTCATGAAGACATTACCGCCAGCCAAGGCATCGTCAATCGCCTTGTGGTGGTTTTCAAGCTTCACATCAAAGTGCTCGCTTAGTGTGTTGAGCTTGTTGTCTTCCTGTCCACAATCAGTCACTGTCGCCAAGGCACACGAGCAAAGACACGGCGGCAGAGGTTTGTCGTAGCCAGCCGCCTTGAGGTGGCGCACAAAGAACGACCAGTCAAACCCGTAGTTGTGGGCAATCCAGATGGTGTCTTCCATGTACGGAGCAAGGACGTCCTCGACGACCTCTGCGAACATGGGGGCCTCTTCTAGCATCTCGGGGTCGATCTGATGGACTTCCTGAGCCTTGGGGTGGCTCTCGCGCCCCTCAGGGTTAACGTAGGTTGACTCAGCCTCTTCGAATTGCTTGGTCTCGGTGTTGTAGACCGCAAGACCGATCTCGATGATTCGGTCTTCTTCGGTCAGGCCGGTCGTCTCAAGATCGAAAAACACAAGGCGCTGAGCATACCAAGGTTTTTTGTAATCGAGACCGAACGGCACGCTCGTCTTGTCGCCGTGATCAATCTCCAGAATACCGGTGACCGCGATTGGCCCCTCCAAGGCATAGGCCAAGGTATTTCGACCAACCTCTCGTGCATCGTCTTTACTATCCGCGCGCACAAGCACGTTTTGGTAGGAGTCTGGATCTCTAGAATACTTGTTCAAGGCTCGTTTTCCGCGCACACAAAATACTGGCATTTTCTGCTCCTAAACGACGTTTTCTGTAAGTACATTTACATTGTTGATGATCGGAGAGATGTCTCCGTTATGCAGGCCTACGTTAACTTCAAACAAAAGAGGTAGGTCGCTCTGCAGGATTTCGGGATCAAATCCGTCAAACCACATGACATTGGTTTTACCGCTAGAATCTTCAAGAAATACACGGGCGTATTTCTTTTCCTCCCCCTCTTTATCGATGCGGGTTTTCTCGTAGAAGTCGGTCACAATCCCGACAATTTTTACATCCTCGTGCAAGAACTTGCTGAGGTCAGCGACAGGGATACAGTTTCTGTTCTTAGACAGATCTTTGTAGTCGCTCATGGGGTGGCCTGTGCGATAGAACCCAAGATGGTGTTTCTCCATCTTGTAGAGTTCCCACTGAGATTTTTCTTCTGATGCCCCTCGAAACACGTAGGCTGTATCTTCGATTCCCGGCATCCAAACCTGTGTGGAGTCTCTTTCTTTTCGCACTTTCTTGAGCAGGTCGCTGGAGCGCTCTGCTATCTCCGAGTAAATATCGATACGGTCAGTGGTGTCCAAAATCGAATCTAGGGCACCGCTAAAAAGCAGGGCCTTCAGATCCGATGTGCTCATGGGTACTCTTTTAACAAAGTCCTCCATGCTTGTATAGGGTTGATTCTGAACAATCTGCTTACAAACGTCTAAGTTGATTTCTTTTAGCGTACTTAGGCCGTATTTGATTTTTCCGTCTGCCCCCTCGAAGTAGACTGGCGAGTTATTGATGTCCGGCATATCGATCTCGATACCCATCTGCCTTGCGTCCTCAGCAAAGATCGCAACCTTGTCGAGATCTCCACTCCTGACGCGCATCTGAGCCGCCAAGAACTCTTCGGGGTGGTGAGCCTTGAGGTAGGCCGTCTGGTAGGTGATGAAGCCGTAAGAAGTGGCGTGAGCGAGGTTGAAGCCGTACCTTGCAAACGTCTCGACCTGCGACCAGAGTTCTTCCAAGAACTCCATCTCGTAGCCACGCTCTAGACTCTTAGTAAAGAACGGACCTCTTTGCTTATCCATCTCTTTTTTCTGCTTTTTTCCCATCGCTCTGCGAAGGAGATCAGCCTCACCATAGGAGTATCCAGCGATCTTCTGGACGATTTTCATCACCTGCTCTTGGTAGACGATGACGCCGTAGGTGTCCTTAAGAATTTCCTCCAAATCTTCGTGAAGATAGACCACATCTTTGAGTCCCTTTTTTCGCTCGGCATACTCTGTGTGCATGTCGGCATCCATCGGGCCGGGGCGGTAAAGGGCGATTGCCGCAATGATATCGTGTAGGGATGTCACATTGATTGAGTGCACAAAATCAGAAATACCATAGCCACCGACCTGAAAAAGACCGACAAGACTTTCTTCACGAAGGAGCCTGATTGTTTTTTCGTCATCCAGGGGGATGCTGCTGATGTCAAAATCACCACCGATCATGCGGGCGGTGTGGCGAATGACGTCAAGCTCCATCAGACCCAAGAAATCGAATTTCACAAGCCCCAGCTTCTCAGCATCGGTAAACTGGAGCTGACTCATTCCATCTGAACTTACAGGGATGTACGAGCTTACGGGTTTATCTGCCACGAGAATACCAGCGGCATGGACACCGAGGTTACTGTAGGCCCCCTCCATTTTGCCGCCGTACTCGATGGTGTCTTTGGTGTGGGGAAACTTCTTGGTGACATCGTCTAGCGAGCCTGCCTCGTACGCATCCTTGAGTGAGCCGTCGATGTTATCGAGCCACGTCTTTGAGATGTGATCTCTCAGTGACGCCGCCACCCCGAGAACTCGCCCTGTCGCCTGAAAAGAACTTTTGGCCTTGTATTCTCCGTAGGTGTGAATGGGCGTGACATGGTCGTGTCCGTATTTATCCCTGACATAATCGATGACCTCTTCTCTTCTCTCTTGGCTGAAGTCGATATCGAAGTCAGGCATCGAGATGCGGTCAGGATTGAGAAAGCGCTCGAAGAGAAGGCCGTACTTGATGGGGTCTGGGTCAGTAATTCTTAAGGCCCACGCAATCAGACTACCAGCACCAGATCCTCGTCCCGGCCCCACAGGGACGCCATTGGCATGAGCATAGTTGATGAAATCCCAGACGATGAGGAAGTATCCCTCATAACCCATGTTGCAGATGATATCGAACTCGTGGTCGAGTCGGTCGAGGTAGTTACTAGGAATCCAGCCACCAAGCCTGTCCTTGAGTCCGGTGATGGCCAGATCTCTAAGATACTGTGCCTGTGTTTCAAACCTTTCAGGGATTTCAAACTGAGGCAGATAAGGGAAGTCAGGGTTGAGTTTTAGCTCAACGTTGCAGGCTTGGGCGATTTCTTTTGCAACAGGATTCTCGCCGAGGTCTTTAAGGTATGCTTCGTTGATGCCGTGATAGAGCGCCCATTCGAGGTCGAGATGCTTATCGAGCTTATCGGCCATCACAATAGCATGAGCGATGGCGTCTTGTTTTCTGAGGTAATGCACGTCGTTGGTTTTGACGCACGGAATGTGGTAGCGCTCAGAGAGCGTTTTGAGATAGCCGTTGATAATTTTTTGTTCTTCGAGGCCGTGGTCGATAATCTCTAAGAAGAAATCTGGCCCGAAAATATCTTTGAGCCTACCTAAATTCTTCCTTAAGGCGTTGGTATCCTTTCGAAGAATGCTAATTGAGATGGGGCTGCTCATATCGCCACTGAGAGCGATGACGCCGTCTGAGTGTGCATCAAGATCTAGCCAGCTAGCCCCCTCAGGTCTGGAAGATTTCTCAACAAGTTGGAAAAGTGAACAAAGACCGGTATCATCTTTTGCAAGAAGAGTGATGTGGCCACCGGCAACTGTGGCCTCGACTCCAAAGATAGGTTTGACGTTGTACTTTTTACAGGCGATCTGATGTTGGACAATGCCGCCCATCGTGTCATGGTCGGTCATGGCCAGAACGCCACCCTGACAAGCCTTTGCCAGACTTGCGCATGACGGCAGAGCGTCACCAACAGAAAAGCGCGTGTGTGCGTGCAGATGAATCATCAAGGACTCCTATGTCGATGTTGTTAAAAGTAGCTTACGACTATCACCCGATTGATGCAATCACCGATCCTCCTGTTGCTAGAAACAGAAAAGAGAGACGGGCTCGTGGCGTGCCAGCGGTTGCTGGCATGGTCGGTGGTCTTGCTCTCGGGGCGACCGCTGGCCATCTTACGGGTATAGGTGCGCTTAAAGGGAGTATGGCTGGCGGTGCCTTAGGGGCAGCAGCCGGTAATATTGCTGGCAACAGAAACGTCTACAAGATGCGCATGCGAAGCGGACAAGCACTCGATACGACTCAAGAGAATAGGCTCAAACAGGAAAACCAGAGCAAACTACCCGGAGCTATCACCGCCCTTAAGATGTCCCCCTGAGTACCAGTCCCTCAGGGCCCACCTGAGCATGTCGTAGCGAGACATACTAAAACTTTCTGCCCACAAACTAAGGGCGTTATTTTCAGCCTCTTTGACACGCACATAAACCACCTCTGACTCTTCGTCATTCAGCGGCACGTCGATTCGTTTTGGTTTAAGAGTCGACGGAATAGTCATCTATATCTCTAGCAATATGTGCGTCAGTAAATCCGGCCACCCCACCTTTTCGAAGGGCTCTTTCTGCATCTTCGCTGATTATATAACTTTTTGAGCTGCTTATCTTCTCTGCTTTCGTGTTATCTGCGATTTTAAAAGTGATGTCCTCTTCGGGAATTTCGTAGTCTTTACCGAGAACGCTCACCCGCCTCAAAACCTCGACAAGGTAAGCTGGGGTGTGGTTGGTTAAGATGTCGTCAAACCTGTCATACTCCCCCTCTTCAAGCTCGACCCCTTCGCGTTCTGCGAAATGCTTGATCATCTCGATCCGAATTTCTTTCTCAGGCTGACCCATCTGAATCATCTGATCGATTCGCCCCGGACGCTTCATCGCGTCAGGCAGTTCGTCATAGTGATTGGTGGTGATGAGGGTAAGAGGTACCTCGTATTTTTCGTCGAGCAAAAAAAGCTTACTGTTTAGGTCAGTCTTTCTAACCCTGTCCAGATCGTCGATGATAATGACGTCTGGCTGAAGGATATCGAGCATCGTTCCCCATGAGTATGGATTAAGAGAAGAAATCATATTGAGGCCGACCGACAAAGTACGCTTTCCAATGTTCATCGCCGCCTGCTCAATAAGGGTCGACTTACCCGTTCCGGGTTCACCCTGCAAAAGCACGCACCGCCTAACATCTCGAGCGAAAAACGCCCTCCACTGATCTAGGTACTTTTTATGCTTTCCGATGAATTTGTTACCCACTGGATGGATTTCTCTGAGCATAAAAGAAAGTGAGCTAGATTCGTTTTCTATCTCAACATACCTTTTGTTTTTCCAGTAAGCATCACTCATGCCCTTGTAAGCTTTAACACGAAGATCTAAGTCAAGAGGGGCCCATATCTCTTTTTTATATTTCTTTTTCTGCTTATCATAGATGAAGCAAAGATTTGCATCCTCAAAAGTAAATTCGTGCAGTTCGTAATTATCTGTTTCTGCCGCCTTTACGGGGCTGATAGACCCATCAAGCAGTGATTCAACGACAGGCTTGTATTCGTTGTACACACCTCCAATGCCCGCCAATTCTGTACCCATGAGATATCGAGCAATACTGTCTGTGGCAGTGGGTATCTTGACAAGCTTTCCCATCAGCCGCCTGCCGGTAATATACCAGCTGTAGGGGTCATCGCTCTCAAACTCCATAAAGCAATTCGCCCAGCTCTCGACCTCTTGAGTGATTGGCATCATCTTCTTGTAAAGCGGTGCAGGTACCTCTGGTTTGTCGACGATGAATTTGGCGGCAAGGTATCCGAAAGCTGCGCCAGCATAGTTTAGCATAAGCTTCCTTTAGTAAGCTCTGACAGTTTTTGGAGAGCCTTTTCTTTTGTGTTGATGTCGAGTGCAGACGGAAATTCCAGATCGTACCTGCGACACAGATTGTATATCTGATGATACGTTTTTTGGTCTGGAAAATCTAACGCCTCAAGACGACGAAAGGCCCTAGCAAAATCCCCATCACCACAAAGAGAACACTTCTCAAGAATCTCAAGAATGTCCTTTTTGGGTTTATTGTGGTTTAGGAGTTGGCGTATTTTGGCTATGAGAGGTTGGTAGGTCATAGGTATTTTAAGGTAAAAAAACGCCCACCGTGGTACTCCACGATGGGCGATACACCTTTTGCGCGCCAGAGGAGCAAGGAAAAGCGGCGCGCTAGGCGTAACTCAAGGAGCTTTTGTTAGCTTACTCATCGAAGAAACCTTCGTCAAGGTCATTGAAGAAGTCTTCTCCAGAATCAGTCTCCTGACTCATCTCCGAAATAAGCTGGTTGGCCTCCCCGTAAGTGAGGTCTCTCAAGTCCTTGCCAGCCATGGCTTGCGGCCTCTCTTGGGCAGCATGCTTTTTCGTCTCACCGAGACGATTGGCGATAGCATAGACGTCAGAGATCTGATCTTCAGTGATTGGAAGGTTGTTGGCGAGAGCAACCAGAGCACCTTTGAAGGTGTCGGGTTTGCCCGGAGAGAACGAAGCCTCTTCGCGCATCAGCTTGATGGCCTCTTCGCGCTCTTGCTTGGTCTCTTGGCACCACATACGAGCCACCAGCACCACGTTATCGCGAGTTGGGTCCATCTCCATGATATGCTTGGCGAGATCCTCAGGAGACTCCTCAGCCTCCTCAACAACCTCTTCTGCTTTGGTGGGGTCTCTGAGTTCGATGCCACGCTCTTCAAAGATCTCAAGCATGCGCTCCATCGTCTTCTTGCCGATGTTGGGCACCTTGAAAAGCTCTTCGCGAGTCATGTCCTCGATCTCATCGACGTAGCCGACGCCGTGAGCCACAAGCGCATTCTGACCACGAGTGGGGAGATCAAGCGCCTGCATGGGCGTTCCCTCTCGCTTTGGTTCAGGCTCTTCCCCCCCCTCGGACCCCTCTTCTTCAGGCTCAGGCTCAGGCTCTTCTTCCCGCTCGGGTTCAGAAACCTCTTCAGGCTCTTCTTCTTCCTGCTCGGGTTCAGGGGCTTCTTCCTGCTCGGGGGCCTCCTCCTTAGCTTTTTCAAGCTTGCTCCCCGATTCGAGATAAGTATCGAGCAGGATCATCGCGTATGCCAAGGGGGGCATGCGATTCTCTTTGGCCCGCTCGACAAGAGTCTTTGCGTTTTCATCGCTCAGAAAATCGAAAAGGTCGATTTTCGCTTTCATGAAATTCTCCTTCTGAATGCTTTCCATATGGAAGTTACTGCTTCTGATAAGGTAAGACCATGCTCCTCACAATGCTCCTTCAACGCCTCCTTGATGGGGCGTGGAACCCTGCATTGCCAGACGGCCTTGTCTTCGTACTTGAATTTTGGCGGGTACCCCATCCTGCGCAGATGGTAAATAAGGTAATCTACTTCTGATTCGGAAGTGCCAAAATTCCTGTGAAACTCGACGACTTGGGGAGCTACCCCAGCCGCTTTCGCAAGCTCGCTTGTACTCCTCTCGTAGCGACTCATCTCCTCTGATAGATATCTCGCCAGAGGCGGTCTGTCTTTTAGAGGGGTTGCCACGGCTTAAAGCTCGCTCATCTTAATTATCCCACCAAAGGAGTGGTTGTTTAGTCGTCGATCTCAATCGAGTCCGTTGGGCTCGACGTAATACTACTTAGCAAAGTTTTGAGAGTAGCGCCACCATCATTTGAAATTGGCGTCCATGCGGCGAATTTGGCCTGCAAGTCAGAGACGTATTTGTTGAGCTTTACCGACAGGTTATCAGTCAAAAGATTAAACACCTCATCGACAATAGCGAAAGAGATATTTGCAAAGCTTCTGGCTGAGCTTGCCACACCTTGCTCCATCTTCTCCCCAAAAGACACCCCTTGGGTGGTGTGTTCAGAGTCATACCAAAACTCCCAAATTTCCTCTTCGTCTGCATAAAGAGGATCACCAAAAACATCCTTTTGAACAAGCATGCTGGCAATCATTTGATCCCACGCAAATTTTGCGGCTGCTCGAAAGATTGCCTCGTAAAGCACTTTGCCTGATACTGGGTAATCAGCGGTGGTGCTTGGAAAGCTTTCAACGATACTGATTGGCTTACTATCAAGATAAAGGGTTACTTCAAATGACATCGAAAACTCCCGAAGTAAAAGATATTGTTATTTATAAAGGCGTGACACTGGAGACGATCCTGTGGACCGAGACTGACAATAACGGCGATCCTGTGGACCTTACCGGGTATAGCGTAGAGTCACAAGTGCGTACAAGCTACGACTCAGACACCGTAGAGCTTAGCCTTACTGAGCGTATCACCCTCGGCACAGACGGCACAGCAACTCTCAAGCTAATCCCTATGGTCACTGCGTCTGTGAGCTTTGAAAAAGGTGTCTATGACGTAAAGCTTGTGACGCCAGAGGATGATATCTGGCGTCGCTGTTTTGGTATTGTGTGGGTCAAAGAGATGGTTACACGCGATGATGGTGGTTAGTGTCGGTGGTGGTTTTCAGGTAGGCGGATAACTGTCATAGCTTCTCAGCAGCAATAGCAGCCACGTCGCTGCGCTCGCTTTTGAGAAGTGTGACCGCAGCAAACAACTCTTCACCGCTGAGTCTCTCGACCATATAACTAAGACCGTTCGACCTTTCGTCGATATAGGGATTATCGATCTGGTGAGGATCTCCAGTCAAGACAAGTTTGCTGTTTTTACCCACACGAGTTGCAACCGTCTTTACTTCGTGCGGCGTAAGGTTTTGAGCTTCGTCCACAATAATGAATTGATCCGGGAGCGTCCTACCCCTGATGAAAGGTAGAGGCTCAACAGATACCCTGCCGGAATTGACAGCAGGAGGGCGCATTTTGTCGCCAAACGTATCCTTAAACTTTGATCCATGACCCAAAAACTCCAAGTTATCCCAGATAGGCTTCATCCAAGGTTGCATTTTTTCTTCAATTGTACCGGGGAGATATCCAAGCTCTTTACCCATCGAAACAAGCGGGCGCATCACCAGTACGCGCTCATACTTACTAGGTCGACAGTTTACCTGAGACAAGGCCGCAGCCAGCGCAAGCAACGTTTTGCCTGTGCCTGCGGGGCCAGTAAGAACCACAACCTTGACGTACGGGTCCATTAAAACGTCGAGCGCAAACACTTGCTCCGAGTTGAGCGGCTTGATGCCACATACGCTATCGTGGTGCGCTAGAGCCACACGAAGCTTGTCGTAGTGCTTTCTTACAAGCGCGCTTTGAGAGCCGTTGACAAGTTGGGCGTGGGTATTGATGTCCATGCCAAACTTGTCTTCGAGGCATCCGTACTCAAAAAGACTGTTAATGTCTGTGGCGCTTGCTTGGAATTCTTGGCTCTCGACTTTCTTTTTGGTCTGGGTGGCCTGATAGTCCTCAGCTGCAATCCCCCGCGCATCTGCCCTGATACGAAGATTGATGTCTTTGGTCACCAGAGTGACGGGGTTTTCCGTCTCTTCGATTAGATCTAAAAGATGCTCATCAACATTATCAACATCAACCCCCCCAAATACATAAAGCTTACCCCCATCCTCAAGCTCTACACCTTCTTTGAGGGACCCCATCGATCTGACTCTATCTAGGTTTCTGACAACCTGACGAGCGTTTTTATTGATGTTGTCTTCACCCTTCTTAAAAGTATCAAGCTCTTTTAGGACTGCATAAGAAATGATGACGGCGTTGTCTTCAAACTTAAAAATGCACTCCGGGTCGTGAAGCAGGATATTCGTATCAAGCAGGTACGCTTTTTTTAGTGTAGACATAGAAAATTGTATGCGGTGTCTGGAGGATAATGTGGTTAGGACCTTCTAGAAGATTAGAAAAGAAGCTGTCAATGACTTTTTCTTCTAGATCGGTATCCCGCAACAAAATAGAGCGCAAGGTATCATCGATTTCTACCGGCTCGCACTCAGGCAAGCCTTCTCGATAAATAACCTTGCGCTCGTATTTCAGGCGAAAGTTTTTCATAAGCTCAGGCTACACCGCCCGAGCTTGGGGGTCAAATCTGCTGAGTCTTTTCCGCCTTTTGAATCGACTTTTTGATGTCCTCAGCACCCACAATCTCACCCTTGACCTCGACAACCTCTGCCTGCTCATCCCACGGCACAAGCCCTCCACTTCGAGTCACGATGACCTTCTCGATGCTGTCTTGATCGAGGCGTTCGGCAATCTGTTCAGCATTTTTTTCACCAGAGAATCGAAACTCTTTGGTGGTCATGATCTCTGCATCCGGGAAAAACGTCTTTGACTGATTGATTGGCTCAGAAGCAAGCTCAACCTCTTTGTCGTCGTGGTCAACCATCGTGTGCACAATATCGAAGAGCTGAAAAGCGTACGCCATCTTAGGAATAGACGCAGCTACCTTATCCTCGTCTCGCTCATCAATCATGGTATGGTAGACTTCCGGGCGACCGGATTTCGGAGCGACGATAAAAAACTGAACAACATGCTTGACTTCGTAACTCATCTTTTTTCCTTGAAGCTTTCATGAAAAGCTTCTAAAAAGTAAAAAATAGTAAATGCTGCAACAAAACCTGCCGCGCCTTGAGAGACATAGAGATGATGATTAATCCCCATCATCCATCCCCACAACACACTAAGCCCCACAATAGGGATAATCTGGGAATACTGTGGAGAGATTGTCAAGCAAGATCTTTGACCAGCTCTCCAGTCTCTCTCGGTCGATGTTTTGCGGCTGCTCCCAGAATCCTCGGAGTTTTTCCGTCTCTTTGACTTCCACTGATCCAGCGAATACCTGACCTGCATAAACAAAGCCAAGGTGCACGCGACCCACGTCATTATTGTCATCACTCAAGATACCTACATACCGGATTGACGGAGTAAGCCCTGAAATGCAAAGCTCTTCATTAAGCTCTGCATAGGCTCCGGCGCGGATAGGATCTTTATTGATGCTCGTCATAGAGATATCTAAATGCCCACCCACACCAATCGATAGCTGATTGTGAAGGCGTTCTTCACCACTACCTTCAAGCCGCTCGGTCACAAAGATTTCTCCATCCCTGTTACGCAAAACGGTGTAGGGGATAAGTTGCTTCTTCGAGTCGTCTTCTTCAAGTTTTTCTCGAAGTTTATATTTGTGAATACGTGAGCAGTATGTTTTTAAAATGTGATTTGGGTCGGGATACAGTCCAGACTCCCCCTTGAAAAGGTCATCTACGCACGATTCTTCACGAGTGATATAAGCAATGAATTCACGCTTCAAGGTTAAACTCCTCTACGTCGAAACCAAGTTGATCGATCAATTCGTAAAACTCAAACTCTGGAGTGTAGTAGCTTTTCTTGTCCCGACGTAAAAAGAAAGAGACATACATCTCGTCCGAGGACATGCTCTTGAATCTGAAACGAACAGAACCATCGTCGGCGCTGTCTAGATCTTCAGGAAAACCCCTGAACTGAGAGAAGTCACTAAACGAGCGTGCCTCAATAAGATCTACATCCAAGAATCTATCGATGCTCTGGATGTAAGGATCTTTACCTCGCAGGGCCTTTGTGTTGTTAAACATGCTGTAGATATGTCTTGCCATTTCTTTGCTTTTTTCTACAGCAATTCTGCGATTGGCATCGTTCGACGTCTTCACCAACAGATATTCAAGCACCTTGCAACTCTCCTTTTAGTTGGGGGTATTTCTCCCACACATCTTTTACGCTACTAAGTCCTTCACGGACATAGATCTCTTTGGCCACTTCATTGACTTTACTGTCAACTAAAAAATGCGACCGGAACATTGGGAGCGTCCGATAGACCACCGGACGCTCCAGCTCGCTTGCACGCCTGATACCGTACATCATCCCCTTCGAGACACCGAAGTCAACATACACCACCGTAAGCTCGGCATGCTTACCGATCTCAAGACCGGCATCAATACCAAGCTCACGCTCCTCTTCGATATCATCATCGAGGACATTTTCTTGGGTGTACAAAAGATGGGACGCAAAAGGTGCCTCACCCCTCATCAGACAATCATGCATGCACATCTGGGCATACCTGATGTTGCGAGAGACTTCACCTGCGAACGGACTTTCAAGCTGAACAAATTTCATAAGTGTTAATCAGCGATTGGCAGTATCTGAAATATACCCTAACATAACGCCCCCTCATGCGTTTTGCAAACGGTATTACGTCTTTTAAGTTCCGAGTAAGAACCTCTCCTAGAAGCTCTTGGTCTGCATTGTAGACGCGGAATTTGTAGGGGTAGGCACGAGAGCTAGGGTCGTACTCCCCAGCTGGTGCTCGCCAGAATTTCTTTTGATAGTGTGCAGTGAGGAGTCTTGGGTAGGTATCAGTATTCATTAGGAAATAGAATGGTGGTGACAGTTTCTTCGGCGAAATCCGTAATGATCCAGATCTTTTTCTCTTCTATCATATACACCCCCATAACGCGACCCCGATTTGTCTGGATCGCCAACTCATTATCGGAGGCAGTATCTTCATGGACATCGCCCCAGTCCTCGTTGATGAATCTTGCCAGAATGGGTGTAACCTCTTCGTCTGTGTATTCTTTGTTTACGCCGCGAGTCTTTACGATTATTCCGAGCGGAAAGCTCATGAGGGCTCCTGATAAAAAAAGACCCCCTAGCGAATGCTAGAGGGCCACCCTGTAAGTGCACTTTAGTGACACCGTTACTTGTACTAGGGAATGCCTACAGGGATCTTAAGCGCCGTACTTGGCAGAACTCATGGCAAATGATCGCTTCCACGACCAGTTGTCCTGCATGTACTGTTGGAACTCGTTGGCCGAAAGCTCAAGCTCTTCGTCGAGCGAGGCTTCGAGCATCGTG